GCGGGCCAGATGGGCAGCCACTCGAGTCTGTAGCTCTATTTCAGCTGGAACTGAGCGGAGGTAAGCTCTATTCAGAGGATTACTCCTTTTGCAGGCTTTGGCGCCGCACCGGTAAGGTCATGATGTATCTGGGTAATGGTTCCCCAGTAGACCACTATGGTGAGCATAAGTATCGGGGTGTGATTGAGTCGTTTGGGCTTAGGAGGGTGCAGCGGTGAGGTGGTACCCAAGCACTAATGAGTTTTGGTGCCAGGGCTGTCTATGCATGCACGCCAAAGGATTCATGATTTGGGGTGCCGGTGAAACTGTCGCACCTCTAGAGGTGTGTGTCCGTCAGATTAGAAAGGCGAACGGTGAGGCTTTGAAGGCTTGGACCGCGCATAAGGTTTTGCCAGGTGGTGAGGTGGGTACATGAAGTTTGCACGCGCATTGTTCGGTACCGCAATCCTTACCTCTCCGTGGGCAGTCGGTATGGTGTGTGCCAATTACAATCACCCGATTATCGGTTGGGTGTTTGGCGCTATGGGGGCGGCAATTGTGTGGGGCATTGCGTTTAGTGGCCCCGAGGTGCGGTACGAGCACCCTCAGATTGAACCTGACGACGCGGACCCTTCAGACAGGGGGGTGTGATGGGCGAGAAGTCTTTCGACTATTTGGTAGTCCGCGAGGATAAGGATTCCCGTAGGCCCCCATACTCGGCGGCCGATGGGCATTTGCGTACATTGGAAGAGGCTGAGCCCGGTGTGCCTACTTGGCAGGTTGGTTGAATGTATCCTATTACCTACAAAGGTGGCGAGGAACGCCTCAATTTCATCCTGGAACTGATGGGACGGTTGAAGGAGCTAGCAATGTCCGCGTCACCAGACACTGAGCACCATAGGGCCGCATATCGCAAGTTGTGGGATGAATCGGTGGAGTTGGCTAAGGAGGTTGGTGCAAAATGAGTTGGCGCGAAATCCCAGGCTGGTTTGGGTTTTCCCAAACTTACGACCGATTCATCGAAATGGCCCAAGACGGCGACGCCTTCGTTGAGATTGGAGTCGCATTCGGGCGCTCTATTGCTTACCTAGCTGAGGGGCTGCATTCCCGTGGAAAGCGATGTCAGGTGTATGCTGTCGACCCGTGGATTGATGATAGGTGGGAGTTCCCAGCTGATTACCCTCAGGAAGCACCCAGACCTGGATGGGGGGGCGAGTATGCGGAAATGGCCAGAGGCCAAGGTGGGCCTTTTTCCTCCTTTGTTCGCCAGATGCTTACCCATTCACCCACCTCCCTCGAATACATCAAAGTGTTGAGAACTACATCGGCCCTCGCCAGCCGAATGATTGGTCCTTGCAAAGGTGTGCTGATAGACGGCTCGCATGAATACGAGGCAGTGGCACAAGACATTGCTATATGGCTGCCTCATGTTGTACCGGGGGGCATCCTAGCGGGAGATGACTACCACGAAGGCGACTTTCCTGGTGTGTGCAAAGCGGTGAGGGAACGCTTCGGTGCAAACTACCGAATTGAAGGTGAGAAGGATACCACTTGGATGGTGCGACGATGAGCCGCATATCCCACCCCACCAACTTCCAACCGATTGATGAGGCCTACCAACTAGGCGCCAATGCAATGAAAGAAGCAATCATGAAAGCTTTGAAGCCCTATAAGAAGAATAAGGACTACACTGATATCCAAAGTACGATTGCCAAGTTGGATGTAGGCAAATAACAGTATTTGGGAGTACGGTGAGCGCGGGCTGCCAAAAATAAACTTGAAAAGTTTTGTAATCTTGCGTCCGGTCGGGTAAAGCGGTAGTATTATCGAGAGGTTACGATGGGCCGCAAATGTCTGATGTGTGAGCACCCCAAAAGAGACGACATCGAAAGGGTGGCGCACCTTGGTTCTCACCGGGAAGCCGCTGGAAAATATGGTGTCAACCGTGTGGGGCTGACTCGGCATATGCGGTATCATTTCGAACGCTTACTCACCCCCCCACCAACAGAGGCAAAGGTAGAAACTTCTCCCCCTTTGGGGGAACCTCCGGTTGTGGTTGGTGGCTCCTCACTCGAGAGGGCTCAGGCGTTACTCCAGTTTCATTACGATGAGAGACAAAGGCTTCGGTCGGTTGATGCTGCAGAGGCGGCTAGGGCTCAAAACGCCAATGCCATTCTGGCGACCGAAAAGTTGATTGCCGATTTGACCGGGGCCTTTGAGGTTACACCAGCGCAGATTGTAAAGTCGCCACACTTTAGTAGGGTGTTGGACTTGATGTTCGCACTTTTGAAGGATAAGTGGCCCGATGCCTTGTTGGCGTGTAGGAAATTGTTGCGGCAGGAAGCGGGGTTGGATGAGTAATTGGTTGCGTGCCAGAGCTCGGAAGTTTCAAAAGTTGGCCAAACGGTTGAATCAAGAACTTACCGATGCAAGGTTTTCTAATGCTCGTTTGCGTGCAAAGGTGATGCATTTGGACCCAGTGTACCTTTACCCTCAGGGTGCCGTATGGGTTGACCCGTATCCTGCTGGTCCGCCGGAGAAGCGATAATGTGGCGAAACCCCCGTCCCCCCGCTGATAACGAAGAACCCTGCGAATGGTGCGGCGCCCCTTGTAAACCCGGAGACAATGACACCGTGGAGAACTCCAGGGGTGATGTGTTTTGTGATGAGGACTGTTTGGCGGATTGGGAGGTTGAGAACGAATGAAGATAGTGCGGGCTAACCAGTGCGACCTTTGGACTGAGAACCTACAGTTGGAAAAGAGGTTCTTAGTGTGTGATGGGGACCCTGATTTCGCGGTTATAGACGCGGAATGCGAGGAAATATGTAGGTGTCGAACCTTGGAGAAAGCTGAGCTAGTGGCGTACGCCCTGAACACTTTGGAGGTGCCGTGGACAGAATAACGGGCCCTCTCTTCAAATGGTTTGGTAGTAAGTGGTCCGCAGCGAAACACCTTCCAGTCCCTAAGTTCCATACAGTGGTGGAGCCTTTCGCAGGCAGCGCGGGTTATAGCCTGAGACATCACACGCGGGATGTTTGTCTCTATGAGGCTGACCCGCACTTGGCATATCTTTGGAAGTGGCTCATTGAGAAAGCGACCCCTGCAAAGATAAGGGCTATCCCTATTGGGATTCCGGAGGGAACGGATATCCGAACGTTAGGTCTTTCGAGGGGGCAGGCGACCCTGCTGAAGACTTGGCAGAGAACGAACAATGTCGGTGATTGTTGGACAATATCTCCGTGGGGGAACAAACCTGGCCAGTGGACTGCCAACACTCGGGCTAGAGTGGCAGAGGAGCACTGTCTTATCTCCCATTGGCTCTTTTGTGGTGGTGAGGGGTTGGAGGCTCTGCAGCCTGGTAAGTTGTCCGCTACTTACTACATTGACCCTCCCTACCAATACAATTACCAATATCGTACAAAGTCGGTTTTGAACTACGAGTCATTGGGAAACCTTTGTAAAAAGGTACGCGGTCAAGTCATCGTCGCTGAGGCCCGAGACCCCAAGACTGGGAATGCCCCCTGTTGGCTCCCATTCACCGACTTTCGGTCAACTGTCACTAGTAGGCGCAAAGCGCACCAATCCCACCACTCTAAAGAGCTTTTGTGGCATAATCTGGGGTAATGCCCCGACCCGCGAAAAAGCCTAGTATGCTAGATGGCCGGAGAGCTTCAGTGCTTGCCGGCTTTCTGCGTTCATGTGACATTCAGTGCTCGTCTCTGCTTAGGCAGGCGTGGCCAGACACAAAGTACTACGACGACCCCGTAGGCTTTGTTCGCAATGTGCTGAGGGAAAAGCCTCTTCCCCACCAGGAGGAGATACTCAGAGCCGTGGCAGGCAAACGTAAGATGTTTGCTATCCGGTCTGGTAGGCGCGTAGGTAAGTCCAAACTGGTAGTTTGGTTGGCCGTATGGTGGTATTGCACCCGTCCGGCCGGGTCTAGAGTGGTGATGACTGCCACTACCGAAGACCAAATCAATACGGTACTTTGGACCGAGCTGAAGCTAACCATCTGGAAGGCAGTCAAGATGGGCTTTCAAATCGAGGCTCCGGGGCCCTCTTGTAAGTCGGGTCTCCACTCGGAGGACATGCGGAGTATCTTCGGGCTAAGTGCTGGAAATGTTGAGGCTTTGGCAGGCATTGCGGGCCCCGAGCTTTTGTTCATTGTGGATGAGGCGAGCTCACTAGAGCAGGATTACCTAGAGGTAATCGAAGGTAACATGGCGGGTGGGCGCTGTAAGCTCATCATGATTAGTAACCCTACTCGTGGGTTTGGTCCCTTCTATGACGCATTCCACTCTAAGTCGGCCCACTATGTAAAGTTTCACGTCAATAGTGAAACACTGGCTTTGTGGGTGGCAGAGCAGGGGTTGAGTATCCCAGGTATCGTTGACCTAGAGTGGATTCAGGACCAAGCGGAGAAGTACCCTAAGGACTCCTACTTTTGGTTCGTTCACGTTAGGGGGGACTTCTGCATTGATAACGAGGGCCGCATTATCAAACCTCTCGAGGTCATCGAAGCGCAGAAACGGTGGGAGGATACCGAAGGGGTCGGAGACTTGGCCTTGGGGGTTGACCCGGCCGGTGAAGGTGACGGTGGCGACGAATGGGGATTTGCGGCCGTAAGAGGTAAGAAGTGCCTCACCATTCTTACCCGTCGAGGCCTGTCTATCGGTGGCGCCGTTAGCGATATCGAGGCGTTGATAAAAGCGATGCGCCATGACGACGAAGTCCCTAGAATCATGGTGGATTCTGAGGGGCCTATCGGGGCTGAGTTGCTAGGTGAGCTGCAGGCGCGTAGTCAGTATTTGCGGAGTGTGGACCCCAAAAACTTTTATGAGGTCTACTCCGTAAAGGCGTCCAAACCTGCTACCCGGGAGCCTCAGTTGTATGAGCGCACCCGAGATGAGTTGTGGGCGGGCCTGTCTAAGTGGCTAAAGGACGGAGGGGCTATCCCCAAAGATGGGAAGCTAGAGACTGAGCTCGTCACGCCAGGGTTCACTACAAAGATTGCGGCTGGGGGGGCCAAACTTTCTGCCACCCCTAAGAAGGCAATCCGGGAACAAATCGGTAGAAGTCCCGATAGAGCAGACGCGCTAGCTTTGGCGGTATGGGACCCTGCTGAGTGGTTGGCGCGAATGGGGTTGCAGACACCCGCAAAGGCAGCCGCAGAAAAAGTTAGGGAATCTACTTTGCCGGACGACTACGACGATGATGACTTTGATGGGGTGATAGACCCTTACAATTCCAGGGGTAAGCCCGACCCTTACAACTAACCACTTGACTATGCTACACTTCGGCGTATGGCCCTAGCCGAACGCTTTCGTAGCATCATTGATGCAATCCTGGGTGTCTCCACCTATGAGGCTCCCCCGGTAAACACCGGGGTGACTCTAGAGAGTGTCGGAGACATTCGGAAGGCGATGGGAGGTAACATCCAACCTCTGCCCAATACTCGGCTTAGGTGGTACCTAAAGGACCTAGAGACTGCGCAGGCAGAGGCAGATAACGGGTATCTGCATACACCGGCTCAGCTCTACCGAGCTTTGCGTAGGGACGGTGTCTACACCGGTTTGATGTCTACCCGAACCGACGGACTGGTTAGGCTCCCCAAAAGATTCTACCCCGATGGGGAAGTGGCTGACGTACTCCGGTCTAGGAATGGCACCCGGAGTGTGTTTGATGAGATGTGTCCCCCAGCCGAGCTGGCACTTATGGCCGCCGACGGGATTGCGCTGGGTATCTCTGTTGGTGAGTTGAGGCCAGTGAAGGGGCGCACCTTTCCAGTATTGGTGAGGTTGGAGCCCGAGTTCCTACAATACCGCTGGTCTGAGAATAGGTGGTATTTCAACTCTGTTGCAGGGTCATTGCCGATTACCCCTGGAGACGGGCGCTGGGTTTTGCATGTCCCCGGCGGTAGGTTGAATCCTTGGAACTGGGGGCAGTGGCCCGCGCTTGGGCGTTCTTTCATCAACAAAGAACACGCTATCTCACACCGGTCTAATTATTCTGCCAAACTCGCTAACCCGGCCCGGGTTGCCTACGCGCCTATTGGGGCAACCGAACTACAAAGGAAGAACTTTTTCCGCAAGATTCTGGCGTGGGCTACCAATACGGTTTTGGAAATGCCTGTTGGTTGGGAGGCCAAAATCCTCGAATCCAACGGGCGTGGCTGGGAGGTATTCCAAAGGGAGATTGATACCTCCGACAATGAGTTCATGGTCACGTTGTGTGGGCAGGTTGTCACCGTTACGGGTGGCTCCGGGTTTGCCAACGCGGATATCCACGCAACAATTCGACGGGACCTTATTACCGCCACCGGTGAGACTCTAGCGTATACCGTCAACACCCAGATTCTTCCGTGGTTCATTGCCACGCATTGGGGTGAGGAGGCGGTTCATACGCCTACCGTGGTTGAATGGGACACCTCTACTCCTGCCGATAGGGAGAAAGAGGCAAAGACTCTGGGAGATGTTGGTACCGCAATCGCTACTTTGAATGAGGCTTTGGGCCCCTACGGTAAGCGAGTAAACGCGGGTGAGATTGCCGTGCGGTGGAATGTGCCTTTGGAAGAGGCTCCGATTGTAGTCCAACCTTCCGAAAGTGCTGATAAAGAGACTCCTACCTAGAGTGGTATTGACCCCCTACTGACCCCATTGTAAGATTGGGGGGTGCCGGCCACACACCTAAGAGCGCGATATACCGTTGCGAGGGGGCAGATTGTCTCGGCTCCCCCGTCTGCTTTTGACCAAGATTTTCTATTCACACCCTACCAAACGCCCGGGTTCACACTTCAGGGCAGTGTAGCGGTTGTGGATGTTTGCGGTCCTTTGTTTCAAAAGCCGGACCTATTCGGTATTAGTAACACCTACAGTTGCATCCTAGGGCAGATTGAAGCCGCTTTGGCTTCCCCTGCTTCGATGGTGGTCCTAAAGCTGGACTCCCCCGGTGGAGACTTTCCCGGGAACCTCGAGTCTGTCGGCGCAATCCGGGCTATGGCCGATGCGGCCGGAAAGCCGTTGATTGCCTATACCGAGACTCAGGCTTTGAGTGCCGCGTATGCGTTGGCTTGCGCCTGCGACCAAATCGTCATTACCCCTTCTGCCTTTGTTGGTTCAGTTGGGGTGTGGTGCCAGTTGGTGGACATCACTGCAGCGGATAAGGCTCAGGGCGCAAACATCGTAATCGTCGCTTCGGGGCCTAAGAAGGCAGAGCGCAATCCCCATAACCCAATCACCGATGCAGCCGTTGCCAACATGCAAGTGCAGGTTGACGCTATGGCAGCGATGTTTTTCGAGGTAGTCGCCTCGCGTAGGGGGATGAGCCTCGAGGCAGTCGAAGCGTTGGGTGGTGGTCAAGAGTTTGGTATCGCGGCGGTCAAAGCCGGTTTGGCAAATCGAGTTGTGAGTTCGTGGGCCGAGTTTTTGGCCACTGCAAAAGAGGAAAGTATGGGTCTTTACGAAAAAGCTTTGGCACTGAAGAAGTCTGCTGAGGAAGACGGTTCCGACGAGGACAAGGCAGTCGCTAAGAAAATGCTCGCCAAGATGTTCGGCGAGGAAGACGACGCCAAGTCTGAGGAAGAGGCTCCCGAGTCCAAGAAGGAAGCAAAGGCGGAAGACGAGAAGAAGGAAGAGCCTAAGGCCGCGGCCATGGGCACTGTCACGCTCGCCCCGCATGAACTCGCGGCTCGTATCCACGCACTCGAGGTGGAGAATCGGCTTGCTAAAGAGCAGACCGAAAAGTTTCATCTCCTCTCTACCCGTCCCGACTTTTCCGCGGAGGTTCGCGCCTCTCTCACCGACAAGTCCACGCCTCTCGCGTTTGTCAAGAATGCGGTGAAGACGTGGAAGCGTGCTGAGTCTCCGGCTGCCAGCGCGGTGAATGCGGCGGAAGCGGCTCAGGGTGGAACTCAGGGTGCACCGGCTGCAAAGGCTAGTGGTGGGCTCGATAGCGAGCAGGCGGCTGCCCTCGCAAAGATGGGCAAGCTCCCCGAAGGAGACGGTATCAAACATCTCCAAGGCGGGACCGCAATGACCCTCGGCGCAATGACTGCCGACCAGGCAGCAAAAGCTTGGGCTGAGCTCCAGGCGAAGGGTGGTGTCTGATGAGTGCGATGACTGGCCCGCGTATGGCGGTTGAAACGAAGTGGAAGAATGTATCGCTTCCACTCGCCGCATCGACTGCGGTTTATCAGGGCGGAATGGCCTGTATCGATACCTCGGCTCACGTCTGCACTAAGGGCGCCGCATCGAACGCCAACCTTATTCGGGTTGGTGAGTTTGCCGAGAGTGTTGACAACAGCGCTTCGACCGCGACGAGTTTCGTGAATGTGCTCCTTGATAAGGAGCTCACGATTCGTTGGTTCGACACGGTGACTGGCGCCAACGCGGTTACGGCGTCTAACCTGTTCGCCACTTGCTACATCTCCGACGACCATACGGTGACTATGGCAACGGGGACCAATGCGGCCGCTGGTCGTGTTTGGGCGGTTGATTCGGAAAAGGGAATTGGCGTCTCCTCGGACGTCTGATTTAGGAGATTAGCTATGCCGGAAATTACTCCGAGTTTTGTAATGCAGTATGAGCGCCGTATGCGGGCGCTTACTGAGACGGAGTATCTCCGTCGGTTGAATGCGAAGACCACTTGGTGGAATAAGGTCTGCCGGACGATGAACATCACCGGGAAGACTGAGCGTATCACTTGGCTTCTCAACACTGCCAAGATTGAACCTGTTGGGCCTTCGGGAACGGGCGCAATCACGTTTGAGGACCTCGTGTCTCAGACTGTTGAGTACCCCTCGTTCCGTCACGGGAAGGGCATCAAGGTTCAGCGGGACCAGATTGAGGACCTTGATGGGTCAGGTCTGGATATTCTCGCTGACTGGTCTATGCAGATTGGCAATGAGACTGGTTACTACCCGCAGCGTCTTGCGGCTCAGTTCCTGCTCAATGCGGCTGCCACGGACCACTCCGCGGATGCATACGATGGTGTCCCCTTCTTTGCGGACGCAACCACGTCCCGCACTGTCAACGGTACGAGCGTTATCGGTCACCCCTATAACCCGTATCGTCCTGGGTTGGGCGGATACTCCAACTGGGTAAAGGGTTCTCCGATTGCAGCATCGGGAGCGACTCAGTTCTACCCGGGCGCACTCCCAATTGATGACTCTGTCACTGTTGAGGTTGCGCTCCAAAACCTTGGCAAGGCGATTAGCTACATCAGTAGCGTCAAGATGCCCAACGGTGTGGACCCGCGGTTCTTGACTCCGGCGTATATCCTTGCGCCGCCTGCCATGGCCCCTCGGTTGCGTGAACTGTTGAATGCCCAGTTCATCGCGCAGTCCGCGGGTTCTGGTACGGGTGCAGGCTCGGCCGATGTGAAGGCAGTGATTGAGGGCTTTGGCCTTGGCCAGACTCTCATCGCCAATGAGCTGGGTGCAAACTTCAGCTATCAGGGTACCTTCCCGTTTGTTGAGGCCTCTACAGGTAATACCAAATTCCTCACCAATACGGTGACGGGCTCGGATTCGACCTACTATATCGTTTGCACGGAAAACGCGACTACCAACCTTGGTGGTCTCCTTTACGTCATGCGCAAGCCGTTCAAAATCACTTACTACACGGGTGATAATGGCGGTACGGGCATGGATGCGGTTTTGGACCGCGCGAACGAATTTGAGTATCACTGCCAAGGCCGTATGAGCATGCAGCCGGGGCATCCGTATACCATCTTCCGCTTCGACAAGACGTGAGTTGAGATGTTTCCCTATCTGGACCTAGCAGGTTTCAAGCGCCGCACGATGATGCCTCAGAGTGAGGTTGACTATGTCAATCAGGACTCTCCGGGCTTCATTGAGCAGCGTATTGCCTCTAGGTCCAGTCTCATCAATGCTCGTCTGAGAAAGCGATACGGGAATACGGGTGCACGTTCGTCTTTGCCATTGGGTCAACAGGCACCAACGTTGGTTGCTGCGGGTACGAGTCCGCCGAGTGTGACTCTTTCGGGCAGGCCTACTCTCGGGTCTCTTCAAATCGGATTGTCGATTACTCTGGGTGGGGTTACTGGGGTCGCCACCTTTAGCTGGACTGCAGACGGGGTAACGTACACCACTGCCATGACTGCATCGTCTGTTGTGTTGGGGTCCACTGGGCTGACTGCCTTGTTTCCTGCTACGGGCACTTTCGCAATCGACAACGTTTATGCAGCCGCTACTCCAGTACCCGAGACGGTACTTGGTTGGCTCGTCACGATGGTCACTTACGATTGTTACCGAAAGCGTGGAGTCAATCCGCAGGACCCTCAAATCCAGCTTTTGGTAGAGGAATACAACACTGCATTGGCTGAGTTGAAGGAAGCGGCCGATTCAAAGGATGGGTTGTTTGACCTTCCCACTTCCGAGGACCAGGACAGTGCGGTCACGACGGGTGGGCCGTTGGGGTGCTCTCAAGCGTCGCCCTACGTTTGGCAAGATGTAGAGCGTGCTAGGGCAACCGCAGAGGACACCGCCTTTTCGGCCCAAGACGCGATTGACAACCCGAGGTTCGAATGAATCCACTGGATAAGTTGGTACTGGCACTGAAGGGAATGAACCCTAAGGCGTTGGGGCAGAAGATTGCTGTCAATGCGGTTGACCCTATGCGCGAACTGATTGCCGATAACCTCACTAAGGGAGTGTCTCCCGAGGGACAGCCTTGGTTGCCGACTAAGGAAGGTGGTCGCGCTTACAGAAATGCGGCTGCTAAGCTCTCCGTGACCTCGTCTGGCGATGTTGTGATTGCCACGATTGAGGGCCCCGAGGCATTCGCTCAAAAGGGCACTGTCAGCCACCCAATTCGGCAAATGCTTCCCGATGCGGGGGCCGAGATTCCCTCGGACGTTGCCAAAGTCATCGAAAACGCTATCCGGGGCACGATTGAGGACTTGTTCAAGTGACCAATCCGGCACCTTCCCACTATGCTCCGGCGTATCCGGCGGATGAGAGTCCGTTGCCGCGGAGTGGCGTATTGGTGCTTCGAAATGCGGTTGCAGACTACTTTTCTGACCGAAATGTCCCTGCTTTGGTGGCCGAAGTGGGCCTGAAATACCGCAGTTTTTTGCTAAATCAGGCTCCGGATTGCGCAAATCGAGTGGTTTTCATCCCCGGTGAGTTTACCGGTGAAAACGCGCCAAAACCTCGCCCATACGGCAAATTGTCGCGAGAAACGATGAATTCCGCGTCTGTTGTCAATCCTAGAGAGCTTTTGGCCTGGGATAGGCCGCTTACCGTGTCGATTTGGGCGGCTCCGGTACCTGGGGCAGTCGACAAAATCGGGGTTGCTACCGCTGTCGCTGAGGACTTGCTAGAGCAAGTTGTCAGAGCCGTCACCTACGCATCAGACGGGAAGGGAAATTCTCTCGCAGCCTCTGTTGAATGGGGCGAAGTCACAATCACCAATCCACCCGAGGAGAACTCTTTTGGTGTGGAACTACTTGTATCCCTCATTCAGAAGGGCCCCCTCTTCGATGAGACGTTGGAGACGGTTCAGGCTGAGCCCGCACTTTCGGAGGATTTTAGATGAGTCTCCCTTCAGTTGGCATTACTAAGAACGTCTTTACGACGAGTCAGGCCCCGCCGGATGTGACTGGCATTCTGGCTTGGGTTGCATGCTCCTCCACGGGGACTGTCAATCAACCTGGGGCCTTTGCTAGGTCTGACCTTGCTGTCACCGCAAATGGGTATGGCCCTCTGGCTGAGTACTTTGCGTATGGGCTCGCGGTCAACAACCATCCCGCGGTTCTCTGTAAGGGTAACGCTACCTACCCCGGAGTCTTCGGGACTGTTGACTCATCTGGTAAATCTGGGTCGTCTGCAGTGACGATGAGTGGAGCCCCCTACGACCAATACTACGCCACGTTCACGGTTGTCACCGGCGGCACTATCGGGACCGCGGGCATTACGTTTACCTGGACTCTTGACGGGCAGACGACTAGCGGTGTGACTGCACTGGGGACTGCCACGACCTATACGGTTCCCAATTCGGGGATTACCTGGAACTTTGGTTCTGGCACCTTGGTTGCGGGCGATGTTGTCAAAGTCTACTGCCAACGTCCACTGTTGAATGACACGGATGTCATCAATAGCCTAACTGCGCTCAGTCTCACCCGACTGCCGTGGGAAGGCGCCTTTGTTGATTGCAGCGCCACGACCAGTACGGTGGGATTGATTGATACTTTCCTCAGTGCGCTTGAGGCGAAGGGTCAGTTTAAATTTGTGCTTGTTAACACTCCCTACAAGACTGACCCGCAACCCAGCGCTGAGACGGAAGCGGCCTACGCTACCCGCATGCAGACTCTGGTGCAAAACCAAACCTCTATCCGGGTTTGTGTCGGTGCAGATGGTGGCCACGTTCCTAGCCTCATCACTGGATACAACCAGAAGCGGCCTACCGCGGCATTGCTCGGTGCACGCGCTATGTTGATTCCCATCGGTGAAGATGCGGCCTACGTTGCTAGGGGTCCGCTGCCTGGGGTTCAGATTGCCGATGCAAACGGCAACCCCTTTGACCACGACGAGGACTTGTATCCCAACCTGGATACTCTCCGGTTGACTACTCTTCGAAGTTTCGCCCCGGGCGGGCCTCAGGGCGTTTACATTACCAACCCCAACACCATCCAGCCCACTGGTGGCGCGTGGCCCTATCTTCAGCACATCCGGATTATGAACAAAGCGTGCACCATCGCTTGGTTCATTCTCACCACTCAGTTGAGTCTCGGTGTTCGTAAGAACCCCAAGAAAGACTCTACCACTGGCGCGGTCTACATCTTTGAGCCCGACGCGGCGAAGATTGAGCAACTGGTGAACGATGCGGTTCTCCCGGCTCTGAAGGGTCAAGTCAGTGACTTTGCCTTCCAGCTTTCTCGGACCGATGACATGAATGCGAACCCGGTTGTGGTGACCGCCACTTTGTCGGGAGTGTCTCTCGCGTATATCAAGGGCTACCAAACGCAGGCCCAATGGGTCAAAACCATCACCACTTCACCTGGACAGTGAGCCATGCCCGACCCTAATATTTTTCGCCTAAACCGCACTCCCTATAGTTGGACTTCGTGCTCTCACTTCCTCAACGGGTTCCCTTACAAGGGACTTACCGCGGCATCCTTCAAAGAGACTCGCGAGGTTGAGATTGTGCAAGACGCGGAACAGAGTGGTGTCCCCGTGGGCATCACCTCCGGTATGTACAAAATCGATTCCTTTCAGCTCACGATGCTGAGGGATACCGCACTTGGCTTTATGCAGGACTTGGCAGTGATTGGGCTCGGTAGCTACGGAGACGCTGAGTTCAGCTATCTCTTGCAGCTTTTCGAACCCACGTTCGGAACCGCTGTTCCCTCTCAGCCCCAGATGACTCTCATCTCGGGTTGCCGGATTACCGGAGTGGAGGATAAGCAGGAGAAGGGTTCCGGCGCACTGGTGACTGTCTTTGATGTCACTGCACTTTACCTCGTTCGCCAGGGTGCTCTTAGCCTCTTCTCTAAGACGCGCCAGTTGCTCTAACCCGTTAGCTAAGGACCAGCCCCAATGTCCGATTCTAAGACCCCGCTCGAAATCGCCCGTGAAAAGGATGCACTTCGGAACCGAAAGGCTCAGGAGAAAGCTGAAGCCCGGGAGTTGGAAGCCCTCAACTTGGTAGAAAAACTCTCCGAGTCTGAGGGCCAACAGGGTGTTGACTTCGAGGTCATCGTCACTGACGTTGGTGTCTTCGGCGTCAAAAAGCCCAATTACACGGTGGCAAAGCAGTTCAATGCGGTCCCCTTGGACAAACGAAGCGAGGAAGACATCGCAAAGTTCGTCCGCCCGCACATCATCTATCCCGATGTCGCTGTCTGGACTCCCTTGCTTGAGACTCATTTCGGTGTGTTCATTCGATGCGCCGCGGCTCTCCTCGCAATGTACGAAGGCAGGGGGGTTGCCAAAGCGGGGGAATTCTAAGGCGACTGAAGGAAGCCGAGGGTAACCCTTTGGTCGCTGGAGAATGTATCGAGAGTCTACTTGACCGAGACGGTTCGGTGGATGCGTCCGTGGGGGCAGTGATAGTCGGTAAGGCTGCCCTTTGGATTGTAGCGATTGGAGAGGGGCTCTCCGAATAGAGGTGGGTTATGGCGGTTACCAAAACAGCGACTTTCGGCATCAAAATCCCCGTCGAAACGAACGCTGAGGGGGCCGCCAAATCCGTCGAAAAGCTACGCGATTCTATCCAGTCTTCTAAGGACCGCATCAAGGAACTGCAATCCTCGATGCAATCTCTCCGAGGTAAGTCGGATGAGGTGAAGGCTGCCAAGAAGGCGTTGAAGGGGGCGTTGGATGCCGAGAGGGATAGTATCTCTCGCAACGCTTTGGCGCTCGGTAAGCTGGGGCAGACTGTCAACGATACAAAGGGGAAAACCTCGGCTTGGCGCGAAAAGCTGAGTGACTTGGGGAGTACCCTCAAAGGAGGAACCCTAGCCGCAATCGAAACAGTCGCAACGGCCGCTATCGCGTTCACTACGGCGGTTGTCGCCGCGGTTGCTGCCACGACTAAGTGGGCCCTCGAAACAGCTGACATGCTTCGGACGATGGGTCTCTTCCGTGAGGCCGCATCGGGTTCGTCCGCCAACGCTAAGGCCTGGGGCGAACAGATTGATGACTTGGCTAAGCACATCGCCACGCCAAGAGCTGAGTTGCAAGCTCTATCACTCGATATTGAGAAGTCCCTAAGAGGCACTCGTATCTCGGGACAGGGCATGGTTGATACCTTCAAAGCCGTGGCTCAGGCCTCTGCGGCAATGGGTGACTCCGCTGGGAAGTCGCTACAAGATATCATCACCCGAGGCAAGCAGTTTGGTCGGTTCGCGTTGGGGCAATTCGAGCTTACAGGTACGGGTCTGAAGTTTGATGACGTAGCTAAGGAACTTGCCGCGAACCTAAAGATTTCACTTGCGGATGCCAGAAACCAATTGGTGATGGGTCGGGTGAAAATCGACGATGGGGCAAAGGCTGTAAATGACGCGGTAACGAAGCGCTTTGGAAGTGTCAATGAAAAGTTGTCACTTTCGCTGCCTACCCTAGCAACCCGTTTCAAGGAAACACTCGGTGGGTTGACTACTGACATCAACATCACTCCTATCCTCGATGGTGTGAAGGCAATCACGGAATGGTTCGGTAAGGGGACGGTAATCGGGGAGACGATGCGGGGAATCTTCACTCGGTTGGGTGACGGGTTCGGAAAGGCGTTCCTCGCTTCGTTGCCACTCGCTAAGGAGCTCTTTATCCAGTTTCTAATCCAGGTTGTCAAACTCGAGATTGTCTTCTACCGCACCCGAAACGCGTTCAATGAGGTGTTTGGCAAGGGCCCGTTGAAGGGGGTGCTCACTGCTGAGAGGGCTATCGATGGGTTCAAAGCCGCGATGGGGCTTGCGGCCGCGGTTATGGGCACCGTTGCGGTTGGCGTAGCGGTTTTGGGAGTGGCTCTTTACGGAATGGCCCGCCCGTTCCTATGGGTTGGTGAGAAGGCAAATGAGCTTATTGACCTGTTCCAAACGATGGGTTGGAGCGAGGTGGGAACTCATATCGTTGAGGGTATCGCGGACGGTATCAAGTCAGGGTGGGACGCGCTAAAGAGTGCTGTTAGGGCTCTAGCCACGGGCAGCATTGGTGAGTTTCGGTCGAAGATTGATGCGCACTCACCCTCTCGGGAATTTGCCAAAGCTGGCCGCACTGCACCGGAGGGCGCAGCTGAGGGCATCAAAGCTGGCAAGGGCGAGGTTGACGCTGCGGTTAGAGACATGGCCCCTAAGCCTATCTCGATGGGCAAAGCAATGGGTGGGGGTGCAGCACCGAAAGCCTCAGGGGGCGCCGTCACTCTGAACGCTACGTTTAGCTTTCCTAACGCCACCGATGGGAAGTCTGTCAAAGCCGAGGTGGAATCGGAAAGCTTCCGAGCGAAGGTGCTGAAGGTGTTTGAGGACGCGGCCCGAAGTGCGGGAATTGCAATCCAGGGGGCTCAGAATGCCGTCTAGAATCCGTGAAGAAGTCGGGCCTAACCCGGCGATTACCTACTTTCCGGCAGTCATTACCTTTGGACTCGCTGGGCTAATCATGCCTGGCAAGTGGACTCTGACATCAGCGGATAAGCAATTTGGTTGGCAGATTCAACAGGGGTATGGGCTCTCTGGTGCCTTCGTTTTCCCAGCTGGTGAAAAGCTAATCACGCCTAAATTCAAAGGGGAAATCTGGCGGAATCTAGACGCGCAATCATTCCGTGAAATTCGTAAGGTGTTGCTCAAAAAGCCTGCGTTTATCGGCAATGGGAGCATGGCGGTCAAAGCGTTGGGTATTGACCATCCTGAATTGAACGAGATGGGATGTACCAGTGTTGTGATTGCGTCGATTGGGGCTTTGATTCAGCGTGGCGGGGGTATGTGGGAAACTGAGATTGAGTTGATTCAGTATCGTGCCCCGCAGTTGGCACCCAACAAACCGGACCAAACGATTCCCGGCGTTACTACCAATCCGCCCATCACTGCTTTGACTGCAGCCGAAGTGGAGCTCCAAAACCAAACCGCTATTGCTAACAGCCTAAAGGGAACCTGATGCCTTCGGCCATTACCCTCAACGGCTTTCGCGTCATCCGGGCTGACCTCACCTTCGTGTGGCGGGGCGCCTGGGTTGGAGACTTGGAGCTAGACCTTACCGATGTTAGCGATGCCCCTACAGGGCGATGCGTCTTGGTTGCAGGCGGGCAGAGTCTCGTGTGCTTTGTGGATTCCGAGGCATCCGCTACCTTTCAGGACAGAGCTTTGATGCGGGTCGTGGGGGGCTTGAATAACGGTTGGGGGGTGACTGTTCCGCCCCAGCAATTTGACGACCCATCCGGAACCCTTACCACCCAAGACGTCTACTCTCAGACTGCCTTGCTTTGTGGCGAGCAGGTAGTAGACACCGCGCCTCAGGTAGTGCAGGACTTCGCCCGGGTTTCGGGCCCGGCTTCTAACGTGTTTCTCGACCGCCAATGGTATGTTGACCCGAACACTGGGATTACCCAGGTTGGTGACTGGCCCGGGTCTGTACCCGAAGACGAGTCAACCGTACTCCAGTTCGATTGCATTCAGCTGATTGCTTCGCTCAGTTCCGAGGCGCTGGTGTTTCCCGGTTGCGTCTTGACTGATAAGCGCTTCAATGGGGTCTCTTACACGGTTCGCGAGGTGGAGCATCATTTCGGCGCAAGTGGAAACAAGGTTATCGCTTACTGCTCCGCGAACCCAGCTAACAGACTCACTGAGGTATTTGGCCAATTGGTCCGAAGCGTGGCCAAAACCGACTATCTCCGAACGTATGTCTACTCGTTTGTTGAGGACTCTCAGGGCGGGTTGAGTTTGCAGGCTATTTCGGATGGGGCGCCTGACCTGAATCCCATTGACCAGTGGGTGGGGTTGTCTGGCTACTCAGCTGAGATTGCATCGGGGGCCAACATCGTAGTTGGGTTTGTCAATGCGGACCCTAGGCAGCCCTACTTGGTTAGCTACTCACCGTTGGCAGACTCGCCCTCTAAGCAGACTTTTGTGTCGACGGGCGACTTTTTGGTCAGTGCCGGGGGGCGAGTTCCGAAGAGTCATGTGGCCACCGTTGAGGGGGTGGTCAACATGTTTGTAAACTTTGTTTACTTCCTAAAGAACGCTGGGGTCGCTGGACTCGATGGGCCGACCGGACCCTTGTTTACTGCAACGTTCCCCGCCAACTTCATTGCGCTTCTGACCCCTTGGCTCCAAGCCTGCAACCTTCCTACTCCGCCATTGCCTGTTAGCGGTGGGGGCCTTCTCTTTCCCACCACCAAGTCTGATATCGACGCGGCTCTGTCAGGCAAACAACCCAACCCCATCGGGCTCCAACCCGGTATCGGTTCCCCAGGATTCCAAACCGAATGAGCACTCTACCCCTCACCTATCCGGACCTCGTCTTCGAAGAGGACCTTGACCCCTTTGCGGCCGAGACAACCTCTGACTTTCAAAACTTGGTTCAAGACGTGAATCACCTGTTGGAGGAGCTCCCTGGCACCAACCCCGATGACCCTTTGCGAGGCGTTGGAATCGAGACATATCTCAGCGGGACTCTGGACAACCTCAAGAATCTCCCGAAAATCATCGAATCTCAGATTGGGGAAGACGATAGGGTCAACAGCGTGGTGTGTACTGTCACGGCTCAGACAGACTCTACGTACCTAATCCTCATCGTCATCGGAGTCGCTGCCACGGTTCTAACCCTGGAGTTTAGTTGGGCGCAAAGTGCTGGGTTGGTTCTCAGCTCGGTCACGGGGGGCTAAATGGCATTCACTATCGACCAAATCGTTGCGCCTCAGACGGCTGCCAGTATCCGCGCTGGGATGGTTACTAGCCTGGTGAACCTGGGTGTTAGAGCCGACCTTTGGAAGGCTGGCGGTGTGGCGTCAACGATGCTCACCGTTGTTAGTATCGTTCTCTCTCAGGTCAACAGCTTGATAGCCACGGTTGTCAGTGGGTTCTTTCTGCCCCTCGCTACTGCATCCGGGTTGGTGAATCTGGCGCTCTATATGTATGGGGTGACGGCGCCAACAGCGACGTTTGCGAGCGGAAAGCTGACCCTCACCAACACGTCGGGGAATACCTACGTCAAAGCGGCCAGGGCAATGACGTTCCTAAACCCCACGTCAAAGCAAAACTACGTCAACACTTCGGGGTTCACTCTCGGCCCCAACACCACGCTTGAGATTGACATCGAAGCGATTGTGATTGGCACCGTCGGCAACGCGGCACCCAACACCATCACCAACGTTGTCACTACGCTAACCGGGGTTGCGTGCACCAACGCGTCTTCGGTGGTGGGTACCGATGACATTACGGATGCGGACCTCAGGCAACTTTGTCTTGATTCGCTTGCGGCTAACTCAGCCTACGGGCCTCGAGGCGCCTACGGATATGCGATTAGGACCGCGGTAAACCCAGTCACGGGAAACTTTGTCAACATCAATCGATTTACCATCTCCCCCAATTCGTCAACAGGGACAGTCACCATCTATGTTGCGTCTCCCTCAGGTGCGCCGGATGCCAACGATGTGACTGGGGTGGGAACCAATATCGAAGCGAAAGCCAGGCCCGATACGGTGACTGTCAACCTCGCCGGGGCAACCGCAGTCAACTATACCCGCACCGTCAACGTGTTTTGCAAGTTCGCTACCGGGACAAGTGCGGCTCAAGTCAAGTCGGCATGCGACGCGGCTTTGATTGACTTCTTTGAGAACTATCCTGTTGGGGGGATGACTGCGGATGACGATGGGGTGGGTGGCGACCCCGGGCCGAATGTTGGGTTCCAAGGCGTCCTAGGCGATGCCGTAAAAGGCTCTATCGCAATCGCCATAGCTAACCTGGGGGGTCAACTCATCTCCACTACTGGGGCCACTGACCTCGCGATGACTGCCTCTCAGGTTGCAGCCGATGCCGTCACCATTGTTCCCCGGCTTATCCAACCCGTGGGAGGGGTCAACATCTCATGAGTGGCGCACGTGGCATCAGGGGCGGGCTCTCCAGTATCGTCCCCAACTGGCTTTCCAACAGACTCGGCCTCAACACTGGCTTCAAAGTTCTATGGGTTATCGCGCTTTTTTGCGACATTTTTGTCCAGCTTGCTCTCGAGGGGTTGCGAGCAGCATGGCCGGGCAAAGGTGACGCGTCCGCTCTTAGCTTGATTGGCTTATCTCGTGGGTTGGTGCGGGGTTGGGGAACCTCCGAGACAGATGCCCACTTTGCGGCGAGGCTCCGAAACTGGATTGTACTTTGGCGCGAGGCTGGGACTCAGCTGGGCATAGCTCGCCAGCTGCAAGAGTTTCTCTCTAACCACCCTCGCATCCGAGTTGTGAATCGACACGGGCAGTGGACCACGCTGAACACCGATGGGAGTATTGTCCTAAACACGTTCGCCTGGGATTGGGACTCAGTCTCCAACCCTGAGAGGACCAACTATTGGTCCGATGAATGGGTCATCGTGTACCCGTCTACCTGGTCTTTTGCCGATAACTGGGGTGTTTTGGGAGATACTTGGGGCGACGGGGACCCCTTTTTGGGTGTTTTGGGGCTTGGCCACGATGACTCAATGGGAGAGTATTCCACGGCGATTCAGGTCATGCGCAACTGGAAAGCAGCGCATTCCAACATCCGAGCCGTAATCTGGACAACCAACCCTAACCGGTTTGACCCGGATACGGGTCTGCAAATGCCCGATGGTAGGTGGGGCCAATGGGGTGTAGACTCAGGGGGGACCATGATTCCGTCAAACCGAGATACGACTGAGTGCCGCTATTGGGAGGGCGTGTAAATGAGTCATACCTATTCGGGAACCGCCACTTACCACTCTGCCATTACCATCCCTGATGACGGGGACCCTCGAAATGCATCATCTGTCAACGTGGCGTTTGAGGCGTTGCAGGATGACGTCACATTCTTGAGGGGGCGTTCGTTAGACATTGGGGTCGACAATTACAATGTCGCTACCGGTACCATGTCGCTTGACTTCAACGCGACTACTGGGACTGGGAACTTGAGTCTCGCCGGATTGGGCTTTGGGGTTCAAGTTGGGGACTTTATCCCGCTCGCCTTCACCACCACGGTCCTTGCTTTCAGCCTAACCTCCGGGTCTGTTCGGTTCACCGCCAGCCTACAAGCCTCGGAGAACGGTGGCTCTTACGCGGATGTCCCCGGCGCGGTTGTGACTCTGTCTGAGACCTCGGATGCTGCTTTCGGCGGACATAGGCCCCTGACTATTACGGGGCATCATCTACAGTCGGCCTCGGGAAGCGTCAACTTTCGGTTGCATGTCATCTGCGACATCGCCACGACCGCGGCGGCACAATTTGACTTCCCGTACACATTCCACCTTATCAATATGAGGTTTGTCTGATGTTCGTTGTACCCCTCAACATCGGCCCTCCGTCGACACTCACCTTCCGATTTCTGAGCCCGCTCATTGGGCCGGATTTGACGACGACATCAGCGGTGAATCTCAACGTGGTTCGTCGCGACGGAAGCACGGCAACCTGGGCCTGCACCATCGTTAGCGCTACTCAGTCTGAGTTGGTGGCTCAATACACCTTTACCGGGTTGGAACTCAACACAACGGGCGCTTATCAGCTGCAACCGCTGCTTACGGTTCCTGGCGGGCTGGTGCCCTCGAAAGGGATGACTCTCTTTGTCACTTCGGTCGCCGCCTCCCAAGCGCGAACTGAGGAATCTGCATGGCTTGTCGCTACTTCCCAAGTGCCTTCACCGGGCCCCGTCAAAAATGGGTGGGGTACGGTTGCAACCGGTACCTATGCCGCGTCCGCGTTGGCACCTTGGATTCCGGTTGACTTGAGTGGCGGTAGTGCTGCTATCCAACTTTGGGATGCGCTGGATGGTGAGACAGTAGTAATTGCAGACTACAAACACAATGCCGCGACCCATAACCTCACCGTGTCGAGCGCCTACGCAGATATCCCAGCAGGCGATGGTACCTTTGCATCGTCTGCAACGTTCGCCACCAATGGGATTGTCCTCAGGTGGAAATACAACTTGGCGCTAGGCGCTTGGCTGGAGTGGTGACATGGCAGGCTCAGCACAAGATATCAGAGACTGGATGAGCGGCCTGTTTGCCGCGGGCTATACGTTCATTCCTGCCACTTTGGTCGCAGGCCAAAACTACACAATCAGCTCTAAGACTGAGTACATCGTTTGCGATTGGGCTGATGCAGCTGGGGATATCAACATCGCCACTCCGGTAACCCCAACCGATGGGATGTTCTTTACTGTCCGACTAGGTCCCGATGCAGGTGGGCTTAGTGACGTCATCATCACCCCAACTGGATACACGATTGAGGACCCTGGGTCCCCTGGGACTTTCGGTTCGACCCTTACGCTGGATACGCCCAATGTCAACTATTCGTGGGCGTGGAACCCCAACGCAAATCGCTACGATTTGGTGTTCGGTATCCCCACTGTCTCGAACCCTACAACGGTTCTTGACTTGGACTTTTCGGCGCAATCTACCCAAAACCTCACCTCTAACGGCAATTATACGGTTGCCGGATTGACGTGGAAAAAGGAGAACTCTGCTAACGACAACGGCAGCGTGACTCCGCGTATTGCCAACGGTAGCGGCTTAGAATTGGGATGCAACGGAAGCGGCAACTATAACGGTACTGGCGCCCGTACGGCCCCCATCTTCTTTCTCACGCTGTCACAAATCGTGCCGACTGCCATGCGTCGCCGAAAGTTGCGTGTCTACGTGGAGCTTTCCGGTAACGAGCAAAACTCGGGCGATTTTGGATTCGTCGCTATCGACACTGACGACAACGGGCCTACGGTCGGAACTGTCGTCAAGCGCGGCAACGTGTCATCGGCTGGTATCAAACTAGAGCAATATCTCAACGGGGGTGCGCAATACGCTGTTGCAAAGGCTTTTGCGCTCTCTAGTGCCAATACCGTGCTCGTACTGGATGTTGACCTAGGCGCCTTCTTTTTCGGTGAGGTGCAGACAGGGGCAGGGGGCGGCGCGTGGCCTAGCTACGCCAATACGACGCCGCAACTTCCCACTGATAGCACCGTTGGTATCGCCTTGGGCGCCGTCTCTCTGTCGGGGTCTACTCCCAATTATAAAGCCGTTTTCAAGCGGCTTCGTGTCGACGTGATGCCGGAATAAGCGAGGTCTATTGTGAATACTACGGTTCAGGGTGTCGGTGCTAAAGTCGTGGTTAGTGCCCTCGCTGGCGCGCCCCAGGTTGGAACTCAAATCACTGTCGGCTCTAGCGCCGCGGTGCAGTGTAACGGGGGGACGACTCCAACTGTCCTAGCGTTGCAGGGTGTCACGTTGCAGGCGGACCCTACCAATACGGGGACTGTCTACGTAGGACTTAGCACGGTTGCATCCAACCTCTGCCTCGCTGCATTGGCCGCGGGACAGTCCGTTTTGGTCCCCACCAATGACCCAGCCAATCTCTGGGTAAAGGGTTCCGCAACTGGCCAGAAAGTGAATCAATCGTGGATTTGAAAATCTGGATACTGGCGCTGGCGCTGGCGCTGGTTGGGTGCCGCGAACCACCCAAGAAACTAGGCGACGGTATCGTCATTGGTCCACCGCCCAACACTGGTGGCAGCAGTTTTACTCCGCCAACTGGGACAGGATTCGCCCATATTACTGGTGGGGCGCTCGACAGTGCCGCTAAGACAGTAGACCTTGCCAGTGCCGATATTACCGGGATTCTGGCTACTGGTAACCAGGCAGCGCAGGCACTTGGGGGTGACCTATCCGGGACAACGGCATCGGCGACTGTCGCAAAACTCAACGGCGCCACTATTTCCTCGGCGGGTGGGGCACTCACTACTGGCAAGGTGCTTCGGGTAACAGGGGCCTCGGCTACAGACTACGGCGCCGTCGACCTAGCCAACAGCAATGCAGTTACGGGCGTACTCCCGACTGGTAACCAAGCATCCCAATCTCTGGGGGGTTCACTGGGTGGAACCACCTCGTCTGGTACGGTATTAGGCATCGATGGGTCCGGGGGGACCTGCTCCCTCGCGACAACCGCCGCAATTATGTCGTGGGCGTCGGGCTCATCCGCACCAACTCTCAAGCAAGCCGATAACACTACCAACAGCGCAACTGCCCAGGCACTTACTGTCCAAGCAGCGAACGCAACTGGGACCGCTGCTACCGGTGGTAACTTGGTTTTGGTTAGCGGGACTGGGACGTCAACAGCGGGGTCTCTTATCGGCAAAGTCGGTGCAACCGCTGCGCTACAAATGGGGCTTGCAAGTACAGACTTCATCGCGCTTGGTGGCGCGACTTTGGGAAGTACGGGACAGCTTCGATTCCCAAATAATACCGTGGTCAGTACCGCGCGGAATGCCGCGAACGGCGCGGATATTACGCTAATTGCAACCAACAGTAGTAACAACGTCTATTTCGGCAGCAATTCCGGTTTTTCGGGGACGCTCCCCGCCACGGTGTTTTTGACGGGCACCACGGTCGCGCTCGTCAATTCAGGCACGGTCCGAGGGCTTTCGGTCACCCCCACAACCGTGTCGCTCAACGATGGCACCACGGACGCAACAATCAACAAGGCGACCCCCAGCTCGGATATCGCCACGCACGACGTCGTCATTCAAGGGCAAGCGCCCTTTGCGTCCGCGAGCAGCAACAAGAACCCGGGCAACGTGGTTCTCGCGGTGGCCTCACCGGTGTCCGGCGGAACCGCGGGCAAGGTGAGCTGCAAAGTAAGCGGAACCGAACAATTCTCTATCCAGTCTGGCACCGTAGATTTTGCGAATATGACTACGACGACAACCGCGCCCTCAGCTGGAGGCGCAAATGCTTTACCGGGGACCCCAGCGGGGTACATGACCGTAAAAATTGGTGGGACTAACCGCCAAATTGCTTACTACTGAGGTGCCTGCCATGAGACTTTTCGCAGTTTTCCTAATGCTTCTGGCCTTGCTCAGTTGTAAGTCTAATCAGCCCAAGTTAGGTGAAGGCACCGTAATTGGGCCTGCAACCACGGTGTCGCTCGCAAGAGGGCTTCAACTAAGCAATCAGTCTGCAGGGTCAACACCGTGTTTTGACGGCACTACGTGGCAAGCATGCGGTGGAGCCACTTTCCTAGCGCAGGACGCGTGGTACGTAGATACGGCGAACGCAAGCGGAACGGCTAGCGACACTAACGATGGTCATACGTCGACGACCGCGTTGCGAACGCATGCCGAGTTACTTCGCAGGTGGGGGCCTAACCCGAGATTTGGGTCTTACGTCAACTTGTATGAGCTGAGCGATATGGTCGGGACGGACCCAATGCGGTTCGCGCTGGCGACTGATGACAACTTTTGGCTGAGTTGGTACCTCGCGCCCAATATCACGATGGGAAGCGGGTCGACCAGCGTGCAGACGGGGACTTTCTCGAGCGTCACGAACTTGAACGCAGCGACGAACACCCCAACCCAGGCGACCGACTCACTTGGGCGTTCGTGGACAACTCTGCTCGGCAAGCGTGTTCGCGACACCACTAGCGGCGCTGTTGCGTGGCCAGTGAAAGACCTTGGTTCTGGCGCGGTCCGCCTCACGTCGCCGACTACGTGGTTCGACGATTTCACTGATTTTCCGACCAATACGACGTTCGGCACGGTGCACACGTATCAAGTGGAGACCCTGCGTAAGGCTTATGTCTCCGAGATTACACTGACCAGCGGGACCGCTAACTCATCGTCGAACGGTAAACTCTGGATTCAAGACGCTGATTTCCAAAACACTTCGGCGATTGTAGTCAACAGCATGGGGCCTAGCGTTACCTTTCGCGGTTGCCATTTCTCCTCTGTCGTGGAGGTAGCCAATACGGGTCTCGGGTTTACAAATTTCTCCAATTCATATGTGGAATCTGTATTCGCTGTTGCGGGTGGCGCCGGAACATTGGTGTTGGCGGGGGGTATCAAGGGCCTCTCGACACAACCGGCTCTCCAGACAACGGGAGTCGGCGCGGTGACTCTTGACGCGGACGCCCTCATCCAAGGTGGTGCCGGCCTCACCATCCCTATGGGTTCGGCGGTATTGGGGCGAGTTGGTATTTTTGACAGTGTCGTGCGCGCCCAAAAGGGTAATCCGCGCGGGTCTGCAGTCGTGGTCGGCGGGCAAAACTCTACCTTCTCGGCTCCAGGCGGCGGGCACGTCAGAGTCGCCAATTACTCCTATGGGGCGGGAGCTGTATATGGGTCCGGTAACGCCGGTTATGGGTTTGATGTATTCCCAGCGCATACAGTCGACGTACAATCGACCGCCGCACTTACTGTCACTGGGTCTTCAGGAGATTTCATCCTAGGGGAGGACAGTACCGCGGCTACACCGTTCGATAAGGGTGCCTCGCCTCCGCAGTATAAAGCCGCGGTGACCGGGAGTTGGGCTAACTTTGCGGCCGCATTGGGTTCGGGTGGGTTCGCTGGTAACGCTTCTAATCCCACACGTGGGGCCGGTATCTACACTAACTGAGGTTGTCTAATGAGTGATGTGCAGACCGATGACATATACGGGGGCATGGTTGCCAGCTGGGTGACTGTTCTACTTACTGATTTTTCCCATAGCTTACTGGCACTTTTGATGGGTGTCGCGACTTCTCTTGTGTCTAGCTGGATACGGGAAAAGTGGGAAAACAGGAAGAAGTAGCGGACTTACTTTCGTTGTCTCGAAGCGTCTCAGGGATGACTCTGCTAAGTGCGGAGTGCGGGGAAAGGTTTGCGTTCATGAATCTCACTTGGTTTGCATCGGGCGCCATTTTGATTGGGGCCTTTGTAAGTATCTTCCGACCGGACAATACCGCGTTCCCTCTGCAGTTGGACACTAAGACGAGGGCCGCAATCGCTTTGACTCTGGGGGCTCTACAGGCTCTCTGCCAGGGTCTCTACACCGGGGTTGCATGGCAAGAAGCGGCCGCTACCGCTGCAGCGACGGTGCTTACCGCGTGGTTTTCGGCTGGGGCTCGAGCCTCTGTTCCGGTTATTATCCTTTGTGCCTCTATGCTCCAAGGATGTGCATTCTTCACACCTGCGCATGTTGTCGATATTGTAGCCATTGAGTCTTGTGTCCTGAATGAGTGGTGGGTGGTGAGCCCTGGTAGAATGCCGACTTTGGAAGAGGCAGAGAAAATCGCTATCAAATGCGGTGCGCAGGATTGGCGACAGGTTGTGGACCTTATTAGTGTGCATCGTGCCGCGGTGGTTAGAGAAAGGGCAAAGGTGTGTGAATGAACCGTGTTACCAGGCTTGGCGCTAAGAGGGATACCGCGGCGCAAAGACTCTCCTACAAACCGTTTATTCACAACCGGGGGGACTCTATCCGCACGGGCCTTATCAGCCTCGCCCCATACGGTTGCGCTATTTTTGACCAGGGGCACACCGGTTCGTGTGAGGGGCATAGGGCCAGCCAAGGGCTTGTAACATGTTTCAACTATAAGGCCGACCATGCGGCTGAGAAGCCACTTGGTTACACCCCATCGCCACTCGGTATCTACCGGGACGCGCGCATCCTTGAGAGGCGCCCAATCAGGGGTGTACTCCCCCAGTTGCAAGATGAGGGGTGTGCCACTTATGATGTGATTGACGCGCTTCTCACCATCGGTATCCGCCCGATTGGTACTTTGGTTTCCTCATTGGGGACCGACTGTACCCCCCAGAACGTGAATGATGACCCTACCATCACTCAGCTCACCATCGAATCAAAAGCCGGTATCAAGATTGATGCCTACGCCAATGACATTGATATGAGTGATTTGAAGGTTGCGCTCAGTAAGATGCAAACGGCTTTGATGTCGGGGGTCCCCGTAGCTCTCGACGTCCAGGTTGATACTATCTTTGAAAACTGGGATGGGGGTAATCCGTTGGATGATTGCGACCCCAATGACCCCAATGGCGGAGGGCATGCAATCCTTTGTACGGAGATGTTCTCAAAAGCGGACGGTAGTGTGGTTCTGGCGGGCCCCAATAGTTGGGGTGACTGGGGCTCCGAAAGTTACGACGGAACCTACAAGTATGGGTATTGGCGCGCTACCCCCAATTGGCTTCAAAAGGCTTGTTTCGCTGCAACCGTCTGGAACGCGACGAGGGCATGATGAGAAGTCTACTCTATGTGTTGATTCTCGCGATTGGTGGGTGTACTTGGCCCGCTTGCAACAACCCTACCCCTAAGCCTCCCCCCGGTGAGGTAACGGTAACTGGACTCGCCTTTTGCCAACATCTTGCCGCGATTGGCTGCCCTCAACCGGCTGGTTGCGCGGAAACTTTTGACCTCAATAACGGTCGGGTGATTTTCAATTCGGCGTGCATTATGGCGGCGGGGTCTCCGGTTGAAGCTGAGGCCTGTAAGAGCGTGGAGTGCCGATGAGGGTCGAAGAGGCAAAGGTGGGCGCTAGGGGGTTTGATTCATACCCTTTCTCTACAGCCAAAACGGTTGCCAGCTACCAAGCCAAAAAGCTATCGCTAGCTGGGTTAGAGTTCTTCGTGGGGTACCTGGGGGCAGTAGATGCACCTAAACTCAAGGCTATGCTAGCGTCCGGATTAGCCTTTATGCCAGTGACTTTTGCAGGGGCATACAATGGCGCTCAGACCGTAGCCCAATGTGAGGCGTTGGGAATCCCGGCCGGGTGCACTGTTTGGCTTGACCTCGAAGGGACTCAAGACCCTATGGTGGCCGACAAAATCAACGCTTGGGCCGATACGGTAAAAGCAGCGGGGTACGAACCCGGTCTTTACGTGGGTTCCCCTCAGCCATTCACTGACCATGAGCTTTATAAGCTACATGTCGTCCGGTATTGGAAAGCCCCCTCTAGAATCGTCGACAGAAATGGCGCTTGGGGTTCTGGTCCCGATTGTGGCTTTTGTTGCCTGCAACTTTGGCCCTCTCTGACTTGGCGCGATACTGGGGTTCTTCTAGACGTTGATGTAATCCAACAGGACCATTTGGGGCGGTTGCCTCACTGGGTGGTGTACTGATGCAAGTTGTTATTCTTGCCGGCGGTGAGGGGACCCGCATGCTTCCCGCTACTGCCACGGTAGCCAAGGCAATGCTTCCAATCGCGGGATTCCCCTTTGTTGATTGGCAACTTGCCCGAGTTAGACGTCACCCCATCGATAACATTCTGCTTTGTGTGGGCCGGTTCGGTGGCCAGATTATCAGCCACCTCGGAAGTGGCAACTCTACCTACGTTCGGGATATCGGCCTAAAATATAGCTGGGAGCCTTACAAACTGGGGACCCTAGGTGCATTGGTTTATGCCCATAAAAAGGGTCTTCTAGAGGAAAACTTTACGCTCACCTATGGGGATACATGGCACCAATTTGACATGTTGGGTCCCATGCGCGAGTTGGCCCGCAGTAACGAAAAGACAGCCGGGGTCATGGCTATTCACATGACCAAAACCATTCAAGGGTCCGGCAATGTAAACCTTTACCAGGGTGACGCGGCATCGGTGGCAGACTATGGGCCCGGGGTCGGTGGGTTTGAGGACTCGGGTTGTATCGCCTTGCGAAGAAAAGTACTGGACAATTACACTCTACCATACCGAGATGAGCCTCTTGACCTTAGAGTCTTGTGGGCCTCTCTAATCAACCAGAATGCATTGAAGGCACACCCACTGCTTGCACCCCCCTATGAAATGGGTTCTCCTAACGGATTTGCCGAATTGGAAGAGAGGCTTACCGGATGAGTCTACTGGTCGTTCGATGCCCTCTCAGAATCTCACTTGGCGGGGGAGGGTCTGACCTTCCTGCCTACGCGGACGAGTATGGCGGGCGCACTATCACCATGGCTATCAATCAGTACGTCTATGTGACTACTAATTGGCATACTTGGTTCTCGCACTCTAATGTCGAGAAGGGTGTGGGGTTGGGAGGTTCGGCCGCATATCGGGTTGCAATGCAAGCCTCGTATTGGGCCAAGTGTGGCCCTATGAGCCAAGCAGACCTAGCTTTCGACGCCCTACATGCGGATGAGGTGCTGACCGAAAGGAGACTTGGTGGGCAAGACCACTATGCGTGCGCGTTAGGTAGCATCCAAGACATTTACCACGGCAAAAGTGGCATCTACGCGCTTCCCAACTATGAACGGGAAGTGAAGTTCCCCACCGGTCTTTACCTCTTCAACCTGGGTGAAACCCGCACTGCACAAACCTACCTCACCAAACAAGAGGATAGATGTAAGGAAGACGTTAGCCTGATGCACAAAATCCGTAAGCTGGCGGATATGGCCGACATTCTTCTCAAGTCGGGGGGCAGTCTCGGCCCCCTATTTGACGAGCAAATGCGGGCTAAGACAGCAATGACCGGGCCCCCTACTGAACGCGTCTCAGAATTGCTAGAGCACGGTCGTAAGTGGGCAACTGGTGGTAAACTGGTGGGTGCGGGCGGTACCGGATATCTATTGTTTGAGAGCCCTTACCCTCACATGGCAGAGAAGCTCATCGAGACAATGAGTAACTTTGGGGCGCCGCAACTGACTTTCCGGCCCGACCTTGAAGGTGTGAAAGTTGTGTACAAAGAGGGTTGAATGCTTCAAAGCGCAAAGTATGTGGTTGTTTGTCTCGACGGCGGTAAGTGCCAGTGGTTGGGGCATGCTCATTCCTTGGAAGATGGGCAAGCATTCGCAAGGCGACTTCGGTACTCCCAGGGGACCAAAAGGATGGGGGTCGGTCACATGAACGACAACGGCGACTTTGTGTTCGACTGGACGGAAGACGCATGACTTTCAGTCGTTATTACGCCACTGTTGCGGCGACGATTATCCAGTCTCTACCACTCGAGGCTATCGAGCTCATGGCGCATGAGCTTAGTAACCTCAAAGACCGCGGGGGCAGGCTTTTTATCCTGGGGGTCGGAGGGTCTGCGGCCAACGCAAGCCATGCGGTAAATGATTTTAGGAAGATTGCCGGTATTGAAGCTTATGCGCCTACCGACAATTCCGCCGAACTTACTGCCCGAACCAATGATAACGGGTGGGATAGTGTCTTCGTTCGTTGGTTAGAGACCTCTCACCTAAACGCGAGCGATGCCCTATTGGTACTCAGCGTTGGGGGAGGCTCCCTCGATACTAGCTTTTGCCTGGTGCGGGCTATGTCCTATGCCGCTAAGGGTGTGGGGGCCAAAGTGCTTTCGATTGTGGGCCCGGACGGTGGGGCCGCACTCAGGTACTCAGACGTGTGTGTTAGAATCGGGGCCACCTTTAACTTCGGAGTAGGGGAGACAACTCCCCACGTTGAGGGTATCGCCGGGGTTATCACCCACCTACTAGTCAATCACCCCCAATTGCATCTTGAGGAAGACAATGGCCCTCCAACCGACCGCGAGCAAAACGAAACTCTTACTAGTATGTCAAAGGCCTTTTGACCCTGAGGTTGATACGAGGGAAGAGACTACCCCCGAGCAGGATGAAAAGCGGGACTACGGAACCAACTTTCACCTACAAATGCAACGGTTGGGTGAGGGTCTACCTACAGACCACGAACATGCGAAGCAAACGTGGGAGATAGTGCGGGAGTGGCTGGAAACAGAAAAGGTTGTGGCGTGGGGGTGCGAGACTCCGCTCGCTTATAACCCTAAGAAGGATAGAGCCCGCCCTACCACACTTGACCTTCCGACACACACCTATGACCTAAAACCGGGTGAAATCGGCGCCACGTATGACCTTCTGACAGTTGGCGGTAAAAAGATTGTAGTCGACTACAAAACCGGAGACTGGGGGTCTTTTGACCTACCCGCTGAGGAGCCTCAGCTTATGACCCTCGGGTTGGCCACAAAGTCGGATGTCGCCGCCATTGTACACGCACCTAGGGGACTTCCCCCCGTTGTGTACTCCCAACCTTTCGACCGAAAGAAGTTGGAGTCCCACCGGAAGCGACTAGTGAGAGCTCTCAACAGGGTGGGTGACCACTCTCTTACCCCAGGCGCACACTGCACACGTTGCCCCGCCAAGTGGTCCTGTCCCGCGAAAGATGCGAGCCTACTCCGGAGTACCAAAGCACTGGTCCCCGCTGCTAACCTACAATTGGCTAAGGTGGATGACCCCGGGCACGTTCACCTCATGTTGGCGGAGTACGAACGGTTGGCAAAGAGGGCACGTGAACTACTCCGGGAGAGGGTGCGCGCAGGTGAGCATATTGAGAGGCCGGATGGGAAGGTGCTCCAATTCGTCTCCAAGTCTTACTCGACACTCAGTCAGAGCAGCATTAGGCGAGCTCTCCCACCTGAGAAGGCAGAGGAGGTTATCCGCATGCTTCGTGAGTCTGGATGCATTGAAGAGGGCGAAAGGGAGGAATTGTGGGCAAAGTGAGAACAAAGCTTCCCAGCCGGAGAGACCGCGACATTGACACCGTATCTGCGCTGCTAGCTCGGGATGACCTACAAATGAAGGCACGTCTTACACTGGAGGGTGTGCTGCGATATCTGGGGGGAGGGAAGAAACGAACCCTCGGTAACCCCCGAAGTATGATGCGTGCGAAGGTGAATGACATTGAGAAGAACCCTACGACATGGGGCCTGCCGCACCGAGTTTGGAAGCCACGGGAAACTCCTATCCTGGAAAAGCACCTAGCCAAGCCTTTTACCCCACCCGCATGGCTCTCCGACCCCTCTCTCCTACCCAAAAAACCCCCTTCAAAATTAGTACTACACGACCCGCATTTGTAGCCCAAAAACACTCTACCGAAGACCAAAACACTCAGAAGGAAATCGAGCCAAAAACAGGCGATTTCGACTCAAATCGACGAACGGGAAGGGGTTGGGGCCTCCCATCCTTTTTCTAGAAAATCGGTAGTGGCCCCCTTTCCGGTTCCGCAAAGTTGGTGTGCCTTAGTCTCACCTGACTTTTGACTGTCAAGGAAAAAAAATCGATGCGCACTTTCATCGCGATTCCCGACACTCACGCGCCCTATCACGATGAGTGCGCATTCAACCTCATGTTGCAGGTGGCTAACCACATCCAACCGGATGTTGTGCTTATCCTAGGTGACTTCGCGGATATGTACTCCGTGAGTGACCATGAGAAAGACCCTGGGAGAGCACTGAGGTTAGTGGAGGAGATTCAATCAGTCAGAAGGGAGCTAGAGAAAGTTGCTTCAATCAAAGGTGTGAAGGAAAGACACTTTGTCGAAGGCAACCATGAGTTTCGGCTGACTCGCTTCCTTCGGAACACCACGGTGCTACATGACCTACCCGGACTTAGCTTCCCCGCGGTTGCCAACCTCAGTAGTCTGGGATTCCAGTTTCACCCCTATGGCCAACATATGAGGTTGGGTGACCTCTATGTCACACATGACGCTGATTACTCCGGTAAGTATGCCATTCACCACACTGGTGCGGCATTCGAGGCCAGCGTCCTCTTTGGACATACCCATCGCATGGGCACCCACTACTTCGGTACCGCTGCGGGGGCATCCCACGTTGCAGCATCAGTTGGGTGGCTTGGGTCCGCACCGAAGGCTGACTACCTAAAGGTAGTGAAAAAGGCGCGTGAGTGGCAACTGGGGTTCGGGGTAGGTGAAATCCTCTCAGATGGGAGGGCTTTCATCACCCCGGTTCCCATTGTAGGTGGGGCGTGTGTGGTTGGTGGGAGAGTGTTTGGGGCGGGTGAGCAGAAACAGCAGACGGTGGCGGGAAGAAACCCCAACGCTAAGCGACCGTGGCTTACAAACCCAGGTGAGGTCACCTTGGAGTCAGTCGGTAACTGTTGGGTGTGCGAGGCGGACTCGGTGGCTAAGGCTAGCCGAGGTGGGATGACAGTCCGCCTATGCGAGACTCATCGGAAGAAGTATCAGAAGATGAGCGTTAGGGAACGAGACTCTTTCATTCAGAGAGTATCTGAGTCTCACTCGGGACATCGGTAGTCTCGGTGGGGTGTGTCTCGCGTATGTGACGTGACTGAAGAGATTTGGCCGCCACTTCAGTATTCCCCTTATCCTCGCCGGATACGTACGCACACCAACTGCAATGTGGGCACCGAACGAACCCAGGTAACCTTTCGCTCATGTCGCCCCTGACAACATCTTAGCGAGCTCCTCCCTCACGACCCGGCGCACCATAGCCTCCAACCCCAACATGGGGGTTGACGTCGGCGGTTGGGTGGGGGTTGCGAAGCGAGGGGGTGCGATGTTGGAAATGGGGCGCCCAACCGGGGGTGGGGTAGTCACTCGGCGCACATTGTTGAAGAACTCGGGGAACTGAGCCTCAAAAGTAGCTTTCCTCACATCGGACCCAGCAGTGTCGGGAAGCCACCCCTCATGATTAGAGGGGCTACCAACATGTTTGGCCCAACCGGTAGCGCCGTGCTCAAAAACGTAGTTACAGCCGGGGATGGGGCATCGGTGTTTGCGCACAAGTGACTCCTGCTTTGTGTTGGTTCGGGACTCACCCTTGTATACGGGAACCGAGGTGGGGTTGCCACCAAAAGTTTTGGCCCCGAGTGCCCCGCTAACCAGAGCGGTAGCGACGTCATGGGGCAAGCGAGCTCTGAGGGCGCTGAGGACGGCTTGGTTCGCGATGATGTTTAGCATAATGAGAACCCCCCGGTTCGTTGTGGACTCGTCACTATGGCGCCTCTGCTAGCGAGGTACAAACGTCTGCCAAAAGTTTTCTCCCACCCATATCCCAACCCTCTAGGTGCCTAACTATGCGGTAGGTGGGAGCAAAAAGTTTTGAGAGTGTCGAAACTTTCCCCCCTTCAAAAGTTTTGAGTCATAACAGTTGTGTGCCGCGATGATGCGGCGGCCGCAAACCCCGGAGTATCCAATGAAACAAGCAGACGTCAAAGTCGGAGAGACCTACCTCACGTATATTGGAACCAACCTCTGCAAAGTGGTTGTGATGCGGGAAGAGCAGAATAGCGACAACCGGACGGTTTATAGGGTTCGCCGCGTCCAGGAAAACTGTCTGCTCCCCAAGCCTCGCACGGCAGCGGCTCTCCGCCCAGTCTGAGTATTCCCCTGGAGTTCCCAACAAAACTGGGGGCTCCTAGGGAGGATTCATGGCTACCATCGAGACCCGCTTTCAAGTTTGGAGTTACCAGCCAACCGGTAAACTCTACCACGGAAGCTACAAAACCCGACAGTTTGCGTTGGGGGTTGTCCAGCAGATTGGGCTTCTTCCCCGATGTCGAGCCTGGACAGTGGAGGTGAGCCGATGAGACCCCTTCACCTTGCTGCAAAAGCCAAGGGACTTCACATCCGACGTGGGAACCGACCGCCTTACCAACGGGGTTGGTTTGTCGAAGATGGTGAGGGTGTGTCTAACTATGTCGAAGACCCCACGAGACTTGTAGCCTTTGTCAAAAACTATCAACCGAAAGATACGAAATGTTCTCAACCGGAATCAGCACCCCAGAAGGCAACAACCTCAAGCCCGTCCAGCGGTTTGCTCAAGCCATGGTGGCAATCGGCTGTCTGGCCATGGTGGCAGAGGATTGCAAACGATATCGTAAGTTTCTTCTCGCCGAAAACCTGATTACCAAGCGGACGGTTCTTTACATCAACTCGGGTAGAAAGCAGGAATGGGAATGAGTCAAAAGTGGCGCTTCTTGCGCAGTGTCTACGCGGGTGAGGCCGGGTGTGCCGGCGATTTTGACACCCACAAAAAAGGATTTGAGGCGCTTATGCCGCCGACCGGGCGCGGCTCGAAAGGTGACCAACCGAAGGCCAGTAAACGAAACCGACGCGGTGGGAAGCGGGGGCACAAATGCTGAAGATTACTGTTGTGGTTGAGGGCACTGAGAAGCCTAAGTACGATTGGCAATCGACCCCGCGGTTGGAAGCATCTGTCTCCAAGGAAGGTGCAACCATCAAGATGCCTTGCCGCCGCAACGTTGCCAATGTCAAGTTTGACCCCAAAGAGCTTGCGGCTTTTGCCCGAACAATCGAACGGGCCGCCAAAATGCTCGCTGAGGGCGACGAATGAGACCCTGGCGTCAACTATCGGCTCGAGAGGCAGCCGAGCAAACAGTGGGAATGTCCCGACTTCGGGAGAAACTCATCACCCCTAGTAGGCCCAAAGGAGATGAAATGAAGCCGATGACCCCACTTCCGTATGGGGACCCGCATAATGGGCAGCGATGGGGGGTGAAGCGATGAATACGATGCAGCCGAAGATGAAAGTAGCCCGGCTTTTGAAACTTGCCGACTTTTTGGAGACAGTGCCTCGTAAAAAGTTCAATTTAGGTACTTGGGGTAATGACGCGAAGTGCTCAACAGCGGGGTGTGCCGCAGGGTGGGGCTGCCAAATCCCCTCTTTTCGTAAGAGTGGTTTACGCCTAGTCACTAACCACTACTATGGCGATGTCGAACCGTACTGTCGGTCTACAGGCTCCAACGGATTTGACGCCGTTAGTGACTTTTTTGGGCTTACTGGGCGGCAGACCGAGCACGTGTTCTCATTGCTGGCATACCAAACAGAGCCTACGCCCAAACAAGTAGCAGGCCGTATTCGCGCGTTGGTTAGAGACTTCTACAAAGCGCAAGGGAAAAGCCTCTAATGCCTACCCGGGTTATCCGCCTAGGTACCCAATTCGGCCTACAACCCGACCGATTCGACCCAGTTTTGAAAAACACCGCGGGCCAAATCCCTGGGATGAAATGGCGACAGGGGGCGTGGTGTGGCGCCCCGGATGCGGTTGAAGCCGCAATGAAGGCTTTCCAGGATGCTGGTGGAAGGCTGGATGCGAGTAACTGGCGAGAATCCCCCAAGCCTGAGGTGAGGTGTCACTACCTAAAGTTGCGCCGTTACCAGCGAGAAGGCGTTGACTTTCTACTTCACCACAAGCATGCGATTCTGGCCGACGACATGGGATTGGGTAAGACAGCAACCGCTGTCACCGCGGCTCAGTTCGCAGTGGGGAACACCAATGGGAAGGTACTCATAGTTTGTCCAAACTTTGTGAGGGGGGTGTGGCTAGGAACCGAGAAGAGGCCCGGTGAAATCTCGAGATGGTGGCCTAGCCACGGCAAAATCCAACCTCTGTCAGGGGCCAAAGGTTGCGGTATTGAAGCCCAGGTTGCCGTTATTCACTATGACATCCTACATGCGTGGGCCGAGTACTTGAGGGCTTGGAACCCTGATGTGGTTATTTTCGATGAGGGGCACCTACTCCAGAACGAAAAGTCACAAAGGAGCCAAGCCGCCCGGATTGTAAGTAAAGACGCCGAATATAGGTGGCTACTCACCGGAACCCCAATGAGTAACTTTCCTAAGGACCTTTGGAACGCCGTCGACACAATCCGACCCAACGCACTAGGTAACTTCTTTACATATGGGTTGAGATATTGCGCCGGAACCAAGAAGCAAGTAACCCCGGAAAAAGTGGTATGGGACTTCAGTGGGAGCTCTAACGAGTCGGAGCTGAACACTCGGTTGAAGCACTACATGCTTCGGCGGTTGAAGCGTGACGTGGCGTTGCAACTTCCCCCAAAGACTAGGCAAGTTATCAACGTCAACGTAGGTGAGGGGAGCCTAGCTAAGAAGCGAACCGAGATTAGGGGTCTACTTGACGCAACCGCCGACAAAAAAGTTGGCATTGTATCCGAGCTGGTTGAGAACCATGCGAAGTCAGGTAAAAAGGTGGTGTGTTTTACTTGGCGACGAGAAGTGGCTGAGCTCATCACCAACGGTATGCGCTCTGCTGGTATACCGTCCGATTGCGTCCACGGAGGTATTAGCGCGGCGAGAAGGGGAAAGTCAGTTGAAGTGGCTCGAGAAGCTAGCCAGGGCCATGTACTGGCGGCTACCATAGACTCCAGCGGAACCGGTATCGACCTTAGCTACGCCGATGTCGTGGTGTTTGCTGAGTTGACTTGGGAGCCTCACAAACTACTGCAGGCAGAATCAAGAACTCACCGGTTTGGGGTTCAAAACCCAGTGCTTATCCAATACGTGATAGCTGATAACACCCAGGATGAGGTTGTGGCTGCTACCGTGGTGTCTAAGCTGGACACTTTTGAGGCTACGGTGGGGTCCACTGGGGAAGAGTTGGGGCCCCAACTGAGAGGTAAGGAGGAGGATATGATGGTGCAACTTTATAGCGATATGGGGGTTGTGTGAGCCCGGCGCTTTGTGCAGCGTGTGGGCGTGCCCTTATCAATATTCCCTTTGGGTCCCCGAAGGGTTTTCTATTTATCTGCCGAGATTGTTGTGGTTTTCTAGGTGAGTGTACTTCGGGCTGTTCCCGTAGCAGTTTTGAGAGGGAGTTTGACCTGAATGGGAATTTCTCGTGCCATATTGGGCACATAACTGTACTAAAGGCGCATGTACCGTGGGTAACATGGCTTGCGACGGGTACCCATACCAGGACACCCACCAAAAAGGGTTCGCCTAGTAAGCCGGACATCTCAGACTGGCGCCTATGGGCCCAAACCAGTATCGGGCCCGGTGAGTGTGCATGTGGCGTAGGTTTGAAGAAGGAAGATTGTAGGTACCATAAATGATGGTTCACATTGACGTCATTGCTAGGGTTCTCTGCGAACACTTTTCCTACAATGACGCGACTCGGCTCCTATCTGAGATATACGACGCGGATGGTGAGAGCCCCCCGTCTAACGTAATCCCCTCGTCTCAAATCCTGGTTGACGTGGATTGTGAGCCTGAGGTGCCAACGGTGCCGTCCCCATACGCAACTCATGACCCTGGAGTGTACCCGTGACCAAGTTTTACATTGACTCGGCTAACCTCGATGACATTCGGGAACTTTGGAAGTGGGGATGTTTCGCAGGCGTAACTACTAATAACCTACTGATGCTAAAAGAGGGGTTGCAGAATGAGATTGTCAGAAGGGCTCGGTTGAAGGAAATCGAAGACATTATCGGTACAACCGCCGACCTGCATGCTGATTACGTCGACGCCCGGGCCACGGAACTTGCTAACCCTAAAATTTACCCCAACCAGTTGGGTGAATGGGATTGTACCGATTGGATTGTGAATGTAACCGGTGTCACTTCGTCCGAGCAACTTCCGCTTATTATGGCAACCCAGGCAGACTTTGTGAGTTTGCTTTGGGGGAGGGCCGAAGACGGTGGTACCGGTAATGGTTCCTGTCTTCTTCGAAAGGCCCTCGAGTATAAGAAGACGTTCGGTTGGGGAGGACAAATCATTGTCGGGTCAGTGCGTACCGTTGGGGTAGCAATCGACGCTATCGACCTGGGTGCAGACATCATTACCGCGGCGCCCAAAATCTACCGGGAAATGCTTCGAAGTGATGCGACCGATAGGTTTCAAAAGGAGTGCGAAGAGGCACAACGGTGAAACCCTTTGCGACCGGGGACCACACCGAGTTGGCCTCGAGGCTGATAGCCCAGCTGGGGACCCCCCAAACATTGGTTTACGCCGAAGGTGCACTCTACCGGATGAATAACAACCTTTGGCGCCCCGTAACAGCCGATAAGCTGGCCCGGATTGTAATGGGGTTTTCGGGGGCACCTTGCCTTAGAACCAAGAGGCCTCTACCACTTTGCGTGAATTGGCCCGATGTTCAGGGGGCTATCAGGGTGGCTTACGACCGATTGGCTAATCCTACCTTTTTTGCGGGGGCCCCAGCCGGGTTAGCTTTTGACACCCACTTTGTAACAGTTTCCGAAGACGGAAAGGTGAGGAAGCAACCTAGGAAGCCAGACCAAAGGGCCCGCCATGCTTTCAACTTTGCCTATAGCAAAGAGGACCCCCGGCTGTTCCTTATGATGCTCAATTCGGTGTTTGGGGGAGACGCTACCAAGGTTACCGCATTACGCGAGTTTGTGGGTGCTTGCCTTCTAGGCCTTGCGACTACCTACCAAAGGGCGCTTATCATGGTGGGGGCTGGCGGTGAGGGGAAGTCAACAGTGGCTTCAATCCTGAAAAGTGTGTTTCCACCTGGGACTACGACCGCGGTTAGTCCCCAACTTTGGGGTAATGAGTACCGAAGGGCTAGGTTGTCGGGGAAACTTCTAAACTATGTGGCTGAGCTTCCCGCCGCCAAAATCCTAGCCAACGATATCTTCAAAGCTTTTGTAACCGGCGACGAGGTAGACGCGAGACACATCCGGGAAGCGCCTTTTGACTACTTTCCAGTGGCTGGTCACCTTTTTGGGGCTAATGAGCTCCCGGATACACATGACACCACCAAAGGTTTCTGGCGGAGATTCCTAGTTTTGAGGTTTGACCAAAAGGTTGAAACCTTTCCTGAGGTACTCAAAGACGTAAACATTGCCTCAAAAGTTATCGCAAAGGAGAAATCCCAGATAGTCGGTTGGTTGATTAGGGGGGCTCAAAGTCTGGTTTTGAGAGGTAAGTTTGAGGAGCCGGCGGGTCATAAGGCTGAGCTAGCGCAATGGCAGTTAGACGTCGACCAAGTTGTGCAATTTTTGCATAGTCATTGCCGGGCCGTAAAGCCACTTGAGAAGGGTCTTAGTGGCTCGGCGCTATACGGGGGCTATAAGGACTGGGCAGACACTCAGAGGCACAAGAGCGTGTCAGGAACGCGGTTCGGGATTCGATTGCGGCAACTAGGCTACGAAGCCAAGCGCACTAAGGCAGGGATTCTCTACCCCTTGATGTGGGTCAAGCAAAGTGAAGAGTAGCGAAGGGTCTACTTTGGTCGCCTTCACCCCTAACTATGCCTAACTACTAAGCAAGTGTAGAGTATGTATAGTATGTATACTATATACAGAGTAGTATATATACATACTTTGTAAGTATACTTTGGTACTTTGGTTATATATAGGGGGTAACCCGGGAACCACCCTACACCCTTCAAACCTGTTGATATCGTTGAACTCGGGTCTACACCAAAACGCCCCCAAACCAAAGTGGCCGGGGAAAAGTTCAAAACATTACAGCTACAAAGTAGGCACCAAAGATGCACCAAAAGTTGGTAAGTTACGGTGGGTTTAGTTTGGTCAAAGTGGGCCGCGACACGCACATTTGGGATGAGGCAGACGGGTCTCTGAGCTCCCCTCTCCACCACTCGATTGTCGAAGCAATTCAACAACATCCGGAGAGTTTGCTTGATGTCCAGATGGTGGGCCCAACCACTCGGAAGTCGGGTGTCGAGGAGGTTGAATTCTCCGTGGGGCCCGATGTCGACAATTGAAAAGCCCAAATGTGGGCGAATGTGCAAAAGTGGTCGCCCTTGCAACCGAAAAGTTGGCCACTTTGGTTACTGCGTTCCTAAGAGAGACGTCGATTGGGCTCAGATTTCGGTTTTGGGTGCCAAAGCCTTGCACGCCAAAAGGTTGGTAGACCCCTTTACCGACCAAAAGTTTAGGGAAAACTCAGCTAAGGGGGGCCTTACTGCGGGTAGGGCTTTAGGCGAAAACCAAGCCCATATGGTCGAGGCGGGCCGCAAAGGTGGGCAAGCTACGCAGAGAAAGCGACGGGAAAATGCCCACAAAAGCGAGTGAAGGTAAGATTTCTCCGTACCTAAGGCTTTTACTCCTTGGCCCCCCAAAGTGCGGTAAGACAGTCACAACTTTGATGACATGTCCAAAACCTGCCTACCTTATCAACTCGGGTGGCGAGGGTGCTTGGCAGGGTGCCTTGCCGCATACTACCGACTTTGAGTTCGATGACGTCAACCAGACGGACAGTAAGATTCTCAATAGTTTTGAAGCGGCTTTGAAGGTAGCCAGGGAAGGTGTTGCGGCTGGCAAGTACAAAACCATCATCTGGGATGAGTTTTCTACCTACGCTTACCACCTGTTGAATGCGTTGGAAGCCGCTACCGATAAAGGGTCAGGCCCCGACGGTAGGCGTGTCTATCCTGAGTACACAAAGAGACTGGTTAGCGCGGTAGAAAGACTTATGTTGATACCCGCTCACCTCATCGTATTGAGTCACTTTTATGACTCCGGGGCGGAGATTGAAGGCCAACTCAAAAAAGAGGGGAAAGGAATCATGCCAGCGGTTGCGGGCGCAGCTAGGCAAAAGATTCCGGGACTTTTTCCCAATGTCGCCTTTCTGGAGAAACGTGGCGCCAATAGGTTCCTAATGTTTTCTTTGGATGGTGTGTGGGGGCCGGGGACTAGGAATCTACCTGGAGTTGATGAGTTACCGGCAGATATCAGTTTGCTCTGCAAAAAGATTGCTAGTGCAGCGGGTGTACCGAAAAAGGTAAAGGTGGGGAAATGATGTTCAAAGATTTGGTTATCCAATGGTGCCACGTTGCGCGTCATACCAGGAACGACGAGACCATTTGGTCGGTCGAAGAAAGAGCCGTTCTCCGTAGGTCCGACCCCGTACTTGCCGACATCCACGACAAGATTCGCGCCCTCATCTTCGAGGGTGAAGCACACATCCAGTCTCGCAAAGAAGGAAAGTAAGAGAAATGGCCACCAAAGAAGTTGATTACACCCCCGAAGACGGCGACAACTATGGCGAAATCCCGCCCCAGCTTGCAGACGGTGCTTACACCGCACTTTGTAAGACTAAGGAAGCAACCACGAAGGAAGGGTTCCCGCGCGTCTTTCTCGAGTGGCAGGTAGAAGAGGCTCACGATAGTGAGAATGAAACCTTTGTTGGTGAGCGCGTGTCGGACATGATTGATTTTCTTCCGACGGGAAAGAATATCTCAAACCAGCGTGTGCGCTGGAGTCGTGAACACCTCAAGAATGTGTGCAATCATCTGAAGGTGGCTATCCCGCAGAATAAGGCCGACATCCCGGCTTTTGTCGAGGCGTTGAATGGGTCTCGGGCGGTTATCTACTGCCGGTCTGAGACGCGAAAGGATACCGGACTGCCTCAGATTCGCGTCGCTTACTCTCCTCCGCGCGGTATGGCTGCGGTCGAGGTAGGCGAGAAGGCCTCGAAGCCTGCCGCAAAGAAGGCTACCAAAAAGAAGGCAAAGGCGGAATGACACCGGGGTTCGCACTCGGCTTTGCGGTCGGGTGTGCATTCGCCAGTTTTTGGATGGTGTTGTTTTGCGATTTTGACTAAGGGTGTGAGTGCGGCCACCCCAGTCCCTTAGGGATTCAACGGGAACCAAAGCGCACATTCTGCCGACAACCGATGAGGCCAACAGAGCGGTGACAGGCCGGAGAGACGGCCATTTCGGGGTCTTTGTAGCCCTTGGAGGGACGGCGCCTAGACAATATCCCCCTGTCTAGGGGCGCGAAACACGGTTCGAATCCGTGGGACTCCACTGCCTCACCTACAACGCATGGTGCCTAGGGAGAGCCTAGTGACGAGGTCTGACTATGCCTTTCATGAAACACGTTGTGAGGTGAGGTTTGATGTATGACCCAGTCAAGGAAGGTGCTCATTGCCACCTCTGCCCCCTGAAAGGCCAAAAACCTACACCACCAACCCCTGCAAAAGACGGAAAGCTACGGTTGGTGGTAGTGTCGGAGGAATGCCAGCGGGCCGATGAAAAGTTTGGTTACTTCCTACCTGGTGGTTCCCTTACTGGTCGGCTTGTGAGAGGTAACCTCGCAAAGGCTGGAATCTCACCCGATGAGATTCACTGGACCGCGGCTTGCCTTTGTCGGCCCGAAAACGACAAGGATGCCAAGAAAGCGGCTGAATGTTGTGCGCCTCGGTTACTTAGGGAGGTAAGTCAACTTCCTATTGAGGTACCCGCGTTGACGCTCGGTAGGTGGGCAACTTTCGCTCTAACTGGGTTTAGTAAGCTTTTGTATGCCCGCGGGTTCATTTGGCGGGTTACAGCCCCCAAACTAAAGGCAATCAAAGTGGCTGAGAAGTGCGCCAAGAACTCAACAGCCGAGCTGATAGCCAAAAAGAGGTTGAAAGGTGAGACACTTCGTTGGAGGCGTCGTAACAGGGCTAGGGTGGTGTTCCCTTCTTTGGGCCCCACATTTGCAGCACGGGCCGATACTTGGGCTCCTATCCTGTCTCTTGATGTGGCTAGGGTGGGTCGTTTCCTCCGGGGAGGAATAACCACAACAGAGGAGACAGCCCCTTTTCGTGTCTGGCCCGGTGCGCCTCCGAAGCGAGGTAGCCTCAGGGCTCAACTCGCCAAGTTGGGGCCCATTGTCGGATGCGATATTGAGACAGACGGTGTGAAGCCTCATGAGTGTGGGATGCTTTGCCTGGGTTTGTCGGACGGGGTACGTAGTTTGGTGATTTGGCCCTGGAAGCCTGAGTATGCGAAACCCTTAGCAAAGTGGCTAAAGACTAGGAAAACCGTGGTGCTACATAACGGGGTTATGTTCGATCTACCAGTCATGAGGCGCCATGGGGTTGTATGGTAATGTAGAAGATTCTCTAATCGCACACCACTCATTCGCTTCCCATCTTCCGAAGCGACTAGATTGGTTGGTAAGTGAATACTGCGATTCGGCCCCCTGGAAAATAGTCCACGGTAGGCGAGGTGGTGAAGGCGCCGCGGAAGAGAAGGGGTCCGTCAAGCACATGCCGGGGTTGGAGCTTGCCCGGTATAACGCGGCCGACTGCCTCCTAACCAACCTCTGTTGGGCCCGTATGGCTGGCAACGCAGAAGAGGAATGGGCGGTCTACCAAGAGGATAAACAACTGGCGTTCATGTGCGCCGAGATGAGTTCTTCTGGGATTGGGGTAGACCTCAGTAGGAAGATTCAACTTAGCCGAGAGATGAGAACCCGCGCGCTCGAGTTGAAAGTCTCTATGCGCAGGTTGCTTCGGTGGGGGCAGTTTCAACCAAGCCGACTACCCCACGTTAGAGAAGCACTGTTCGAACGGTTGGGCGCTAAAAAGTTGGGGCAAACACCGGGCGGGATGCCGTCGACTGACAACTCTACTTTGGAGCGTTACAAGTCGGACGATACTGAGGTAGGCAAGTTCGCCACTCTGCTTCTCGATTGGAGGGCTATTGTCAAAGTTCGAAGCACTTATGTTGGCTCTGACGATTGGGTGGACCGACCACTCAAGTTTGATGCGGTTATGGCTTTTGGTCGGGCCCCTCGCGCTCACTTTGCTTGGAAACCCTTTGGCACTGTCAGCGGTCGGTTGTCATGCCGACTACAATCCTGTCCCCGTTACAAGCCCGGAGTCTTGGACCAGCGTGTCAGGGAAATTTACGTGCCTCGCTTGGGGCATACCTTTGTCTACTTTGACGTCTCTCAGGCAGAGATGAGGATTGCGGCTTACTTGTCTGGTGATGAAAACTTTATCGCCTCAGCCAAGTCATCCGACATGCACCTAGGCAATGCTCGGAACCTGTTTCCCGACATCGCTGCTCGAGGCTGGTTTGAAGGCGATGCGGTGAAGGACCCCGCTAGAGGTAAGCCCTTCCGTGACATCAGTAAAAACTTTGGATTCGCGATTTGTTACCTCGCTGAGGCAGAGGCAGTGCATGCCAACTTGGTTCGGAATGGGTTTACCCACGTTCGCTTTCAGTTGGTTCAAGTGTGGTTAGCCAGGTTGCGGGCTCAGTATAAGCGTTACTTTCAGTATGTTGAAGCCAATGTGAACCGTGTGAAGGAATGCGGCTTTATGCGGGTGCCTGTTGGGCCCGGTGGAGTTATCTCCGACAAGGGTAGGCTCAGGTGGTTTGGACACTGGCCTAAAGCCACTGAGGTGGGGAATACACCTGTTCAGGGAAGTCTCGCAGCTATTATGAATGCACGCACTTTGGAGCTTAGAGCGAGGGGGCTCTCACCAGTCTCTCAGATACACGATGCTTGCATTTACGAAGTGCCAAACCGAAAAGTTGGGGTAGTAAAAAGGATGATTGCCGATGCTTGGGCACCAGAAGTGGATATGCCTGGAGGCAAGATGAAACTCCCGATTGAACTGAAGTCGGGTGAGCGCTGGAGTGACCTATGAAGTTCGATATGCGATACGACGGTTCTGGAGACGGTGGTGAGACAACCCCGGAGATGACCCCTGAGGCTCTCACGGGTATGGCGGTTGCGGGGGAAAAGGCAGCGAAGGGCCCCGCTAAGTCCACGAAACCTAAGAAGAAAAAGGTTTTGAAGGCTGGGGGAAAGTTGGGGAAAACTTCTGAGCGAACCTACACCCGACGAGAGTTGGAACCGTCTGCTTTTGCTCGGGCGGTCAAGCGTGCCCGCACCAAGTTGGGGCTCACCCAGGCTCAGTTGGCCGCTAAGATTGGTTGCAGCGCCTCGTATCTCGCCAATTTTGAATGCGGCGGGACTGCCGGTATGGGTAACTTTGCCGATAAGGTGCGCAAGGTGTGTGGGTTGAAGCCTAAGGGTGGCAAGTGACGGGATTTCCTTTGCAGTGCGCACTTTGCGGGAAGTATGAAGATGACCATATCGAAGTGTCGGATGAGCTTAGGTGTCCACACCGCACGTGGGGCCACTTGGCCAATACCGATGGGAAGGTTTTTACAGCCGTGCTCCGGGCTGATGAGGTGAAGATGTTGGGCGATGAGACAGTTGCGATTGTAGAGCGTGGGGATGATGTCAACCGGCCGGCTCACTACACCTCCCACCCCTCCGGTGTAGAGTGCATCGAGATAACCGAGCACATGAACCTCTGTCTAGGTAGTGCGATGCAATACATTTGGCGCGCGGGTTTGAAGGGTAACGAGAACTACCATAAAGACCTGCAAAAGGCGATTTGGTATCTCGAGCGTGAGATTGCTAGGACTAAGCCGGATGGGGGTGACAAGTGACACCTAGACCTTGTGAGTGGCGCGTAGTTGAGGTTGATGTGGGCAGGGTAACGCTCAATTGTGGCCAGGCTGAGGTAACCAAATTGACCGGTCGTTCGTGGATTTTTACTCACGAGGCTGAGGCTGTAGAGTTTTGTAAACTCCAAGCTGTCAAAACCGACAGAAGGCACTATGTGCTCTATCACCGAGTAACTGCTTTTGGCGGAAAACCAGGGCCCATTACGGTTGTGGAGAAGCCTAACGAAGGGTGGGAGGAATGAGGATTCTAGTTACCGGGGGCGCCGGATACGTAGGTTCCAACATCACTTCCCACCTTCTGAACCTGAATCATGACATCACTGTCATTGATGATGAATCTTCGGATGTCTACCTACATCGACCTTTTGTGCACCGATTGCGGGATTACTTTGACACCCCGGTCAGTGCGCTTCAGTGTCACCCAGAGAAGTACGATGTGATTGTGCATGCGGCCGCTTGGGCTGATGTGCGATTCAATTGGGTTGGCAGTGAGTTCCCTTTCCGTCGTGTTTTTTCGGAAAACGTGAACACTACTGAGGATTTGCTGAAGTTTGCGCGGGGGACACCGGTAATCTTTTTGAGTACCGCAGCGGTTTATGGCTCACACCATATCAAACCGTTTGATGAGTATGATGCTTGTTACCCTCAAAGCCCCTACGCGGCCTCGAAAGTAGCCTGCGAAGCCATTCAAAGCGCATATGCCGCTAAGTATGGGGTCAAACACACCACTCTCAGGCTTCCCTCTGTTGTGGGTGGTGTGGGCTATCACCACGGCTGCATTGTGGACTTTGTTAGACAGGGTAAGATTGGGCCCATTCGTGGGTTGTCGAACGGACATGAGAGGCGACCGCACGTTCATGTGGCTGATGTAGCCAAAGCCGTTGCGAAGTTGATTGAAGCACCCTCTTTACGGGGAAGTACCTACAATCTTTTGGGCGGTTATCTCTCATGTCGGGACATTGTCTCAATCATGAGCGAAAGGCATAAAGTCGAGGCTACCTGGGCTGATTGTGAGTCTGCATGGCCTGGCGACCATGAAATCCGTATTGATGGTGGGGCGTTTCAACGAAGGGGTTTCTCCTACTCACACTCAGTGTCGGATGGTGTGAAACAGACGTTGGAGGGGTTGGGATGGTAACCTTTGGCCTGGGAATCCCCTCATGTGGTGAAGGTAAGCGCGGCGAGAATGCAACCGCAGTAATGAAGTCAGCTCTTGAGACTGAGTGCGTTACCTCACTGCGCGCCTTTACTGAGAAGATGCCCAATTGGCAGTGGGCCGACACTATGTGGCGATGGGGGGAAGAGGTGAGCTTTGACGCTACCCACTTCATTACCATTCAGGATGATGTGAAGTTGCATCCTGAGTTTTGGGGCATTGTCCACAATATGGTCACCCATAAACCCGATAAGGTGATTTGTCTCCAGACTGCCCACCCGGCCTCTATCCAACTGAGGGCTGAGGGTAAAAGTTGGATGACTACCGCCGATGGGTTGGTAGGGGTTGCTTACATCCTACCAATCTCGCTGTTGAAGGAGTTCAACGAGTGGCGAGCTGGGGCCAACCAAGATTTTGTAAAGTCTCAAACTGAGGACACTTTGCTCGCTTTTTGGTGTGTGCTCACTGGTCGTCGCATTTGGCACCCTATCCCCACGCCTATTCAGCATGACCTCTCTTTGGAGTCCACTTATGGTAATGACTCACATGCCATGCGGAAGACTTTGGCGGGGGATGTTGAGGGCTTGGGGGGCTATTCAGACGGTATGCGGTGGCGTGACCCCGGTTCCCACATCGGCCGTATCCACGATTTCTCCCCAATTTTCGCACTTTATGGGGAAAACCTGGGGGGAACCCTGGCTGACTACATGTCGGATACTGGGGCTGCAGAGCTCAAACGGCTCAGGCATTCGGCCCTCGCATCTAGACCCTCAGCGGCGCCTAGTAAGTCTATTCTGATTTGCACCCCATCTCGAGGTGGTGTGCATCCGGAGTATGCGGCCTCTATCTGGCGGCTTTTGAAGACTGAGATGTGCGACTTTGAGCTCGCCAGTGAGGTGTATGATGTTCAAAGCTGGCAGTCGGATGTGGTACGCACTCGTTCTGCTTTGGTGGCTTATTTCCTGCAAAAGACGCAATGCACCCATCTGCTCTTTTTGGACGCGGATGTGGCAGTAACCCCGGATTGCGTGAGGGGGATGCTCATGTCGGGGCATGACTTTGTGGCAGCACCTTATCCGCGTCGAGATTCAGTTGATTTTGGGCGTGTGCAGGGTGCCAATCGTGATGCGCCTGCTGATGCCGCGGCTTACAAGTATTCAATCCACACTTTGCCTGAGGGTATCTCACCTGGGCCTGATGCCTGCGCGGAGATTGAGGGTATTGGGTTGGGGTGTGCGCTTTTGTCGCGGGATATGCTGCAGTTGATGAGTGACCAGTATAGCGAGCTCACTTTTACTGCACGCGGGCCAGATGGGCAGCCACTCGAGTCTGTAGCTCTATT